CACCCACAGGGAGCGGATTGATCCTCGTCACGCTGGGGCGGTTGCGTCCGACATGCCTTCGCTGGAGGTGCAGAATCCGCTGTATCGCAAGCGGGTCTAATCGTGCTGGAAATACCGAGTGATAACAAGAAGCTGACACGACAGGCTCTCGAATGGTCTGAGGAATGCCGACAGAGCCAGGCGACCCGCACAGCCCACTGCCGCAACATCAATCAGATCACCGAAGCCGGACGAAACACCGGGCCCAAGGCGCTGATAAACCTGCTGCCTTTCCTCCTTGATCGGTTCTCCGCCCACCTGTTCAGCCCGACCGAGCTCCAATTCACGATCGATTACGAGAACGTCTATCCCAAGAACATCCTCGAATGGGGCAAGGTCGGCGCCCGCCTGCTCAGCCGTGATTGGGAGCGCAGCAACACCGATACGGCGTTCGCCCGCGGCGTCTACGAGGCCGGAAAGTACGGAGCCTGCATTTTCAAGCAGTGGGTTCAGCAGGAGGGGGAAAAGTCAGCGCCCGTCTACCACAAGCGCCTCGTCATGCCGTGGCAGTTCGCCGTCTATCGCGAGGACGAGAACGAGATCGGCAAGCAGCCCATCCTCTGCGAAACCACGCTTCTGACCATGCCGGAGGTGTGGCGCCGGGTCTACTCGCTTCCCGAGGCCGACAAGCTCTATAAGCGCATTCAGACCCACTCCATGCGCGGCCTGATCGGGGACACGCCCAACAGCTTCTTTCACCAAGTCCTGTCAACGAATCAGATCAACACCAGCGGGCAGGCCGGATCGCCCATGCCGGGCGGGATCGTCTCGCTCACGTCCGACGCCAATTACCCCATCCTCGAGCCGCAGATCGGAACCGACACGGTTCGGATGCACGAGCTTTGGGTGCAAGGCGAGGACGATTACGTCACCATCCAGATTATCGAGCCCGATATCCTGGTGGCGCCGATCTACAACCGGACCAACCTGCTCGCCAAGAACAGCGGCCGGCACCCCTACACACTGATCCAGATGAACGAGGTATCGGGATATTTCTGGGGCAAGAGCGAGATTTCGGACGTGATCGAGGCCAGCGGGTGGCTCGCCACCACAGCCGACGACGCGCGCCGGATGCTGGGTGTCCAGATCGACAAGCTGCTCGGATTTGCCGGCTACGACGGGTTGGCCGACGAGCTCTACGACCAAGCCCGTTCAGCCGGCTACTTCAACATGCCGGCCGGAGCCTCGGTGAACGACATCACCCCGGCATGGGTCGATTTCCTGCCGATCCTGAAGTTCATCATCGAGATCATCAACATGCAGAGCGGGTTCCCGGAAATCCTCCAGGGCCGCGGCGAGCCCGGCGTGCGGGCAGGCGTCCATGCCGACACGCTGCTGAAAACCGGCTCTCCGACGCTGCGTGACCGCTCACTTCTGGTCGAACGCCAGTGCGCCACGGCCGCCGATCTCACGTTCATGCTGAAGCAGTACAAGGACGGTGCAACGTATTGGACCAAAGCGGACACGCCGAAAGATGCGGAGGAAACGTCATTTCTGCTCTCCGACATCCCCATGGACCGGCGCGTATCTGTGGACAGCCATTCGTCCAGCCCGATCTTTGCCGACGATCACAAGCAACTCATGGCGGAGGGGGCAAAGCTCGGCATCGTCACGCCGCACTACATGGTGGACAACCTGCCATTCCCCAACAAGGAATTGCTGCACACCGAGCTGCGCGAGAAGGAAAAGCAGAACGCGGCGATGATCGAGGATTTGAAGGCCAACCACCCCGACATTTACGAGAAGGTGGTGTCAAAGCAGATGGGCGGGAAGCACTAGTCTCCCGATCCGGTGGGGCCGGGGTGGTGCTCGCCGATCACGACAATGTGGGGACTTTCGAGTGCAGCAAGCCGGCTTTCGATGTCGGCCTTCCACGCCGCAGCCTCCACCATCCCGGCCTTGATGTCCTGCCAATCGTTGCCGAGCGCGAACGGGCTGGAAGCGTTGGCCACGTCCTGCAGGAGCTTGTCGAGTGCCGGTGTGTTCATGACGCCCTCCCTTGGCGCGGAAACGGAGCGATGATCGGAGACTGCTGGCCGCGCAGGATGGCGAGCGACGGCTCGTTCTGCGCCATCGATTGAAACTCCGCCTGCGTCTTGGCCTGATACATCGAGCGGGCGATGTTGGCGCCCTTGGCGAGGTTGAGGTCTTCGACCAGCCAGCCGTTAAACCCGCCGCGGCGGATGACGGCAGTGGTGCCGAAATCATCGGTGATTGCGATCTCGTCGTCCGGCTTGGCCTGAGCGAACATGCTGACCGCAGCCTCGACGTGCTCCTTCTTCGTGAACAGGAACGACCACGCATTTCCGGACGCGCCGAAATTGATTGCTAGGCTGAACATTGAACTTTGCCTCTCTGCTGTCGCCAGCGGTTGAATTCATCTTTGGGGAATTTGAACAACAGGCCGAATCGCGTGGCGGGAGGGGCCTCTTTGGTTCCGATGCGAGGGTAAAGCCACCCCATGCTGACACCAAGGATCGTCGATACTTCCTTGGCTGTGTAATATTCGCACTGCGGGATGGGTTGGCGCTCTTTCCTTGCCTTGATGGTCTTTACGTCCATGTCCATTGCAAAATTCCCCGCCAATCTTCGCACAACTATCGCATAACCAAACAGAATTCAAGAAAAACGTAAAGAATGCGGGGTTGCTCCCGAACGCCATACCGGTCCACGTTGCATCACCGTCGCGTGACGGGTCACATCAACCCTCGAAAGGAGGCGCCAGATGTACGAGCGCAGCAAGCGTAAGGGCAAGCGGAAGGGCCGCAAGTAGGCCATCCCCAATATGCCTGACACAGGAATGCCAGCCCAAGCCCCGCCCCCGTCCCAGGGTCCTCCCATGGGTTCATCGCCGGCCACTCAGCCGACGCCGAACCGTGGTCTTGAGATGAAGGGTATGCAGAAGCTGGCGCTCCTGGTTGGCGAAATGCCGAGCATCCTCGCGGACCTCGGGGCCACATCCGAGGCGGGGCAGGCCATCACCAAGGCGATATCGCTGCTGGCGAAGCACGTCCCGCCCGGATCGTCCTCCCCAGCCGGCAAGCGCAACGAGATTCAGGACATGCAGCTGAAGCAGACGCAAAATGCTCAGCTCATGGCCCAGCTACAGCAGCGCGGGGCGCCCGGTGGCGCGCCCCCGTCCCCGCAACCCGGAGCACCGCAGCCTCAAGCCGCGGCATAGGAGCCCATCATGGGAGCCAATATTTTCAGCAACGGAACCAAGTCCATCCCCACCAGCGATGCCCAGATCGTGCGCGTCAGCATGGAGGAACAGGAGATCGGCGGACGCAAGTCCAATCTGCCGGGCCAGCAGAAGTCCCCGAAGATGGGCGTCGAGCACGTCGGCACTTCCTCGAGCCCGAAGTAAGGACGCCTGACCAATGCCGAAAATAGAGGTCGACGAGGAGGAGTTTCTGGCAAACCAGAAGCTCCGCAACACGGTCAAGGCGATGCTCGCCAAGCCGTCGTCCGCCAAGCTCCTGAAGCTGGCCGAGAAGGAAATCGACCCGACCGTCGTTCATCCGGAAATCGAGATGGAGACCGTGGTCAATGCCAAGGTCGGCGAGCTCACCAAGACCGTGACGGACTTCATCACCGAATCCAAGACGCAGCGCGAGAAGGACGAGGCCGAGCGCCGCCTGGAGAGGCTTTCCAACTCGATCGATTCCGGCATTGCCCGACTGCGGCAGACCGAGGGTCTCACCGACGAGGGCGAGAAGGCCCTGCGCGAGCTGATGACAAAGAAGGGCGAGACCGACGTGGACGACGCCTGGGCCATCTTCCTGCGCCACAACCCGCCGCCCCCGCCCGCCGCTCCGGCGTCCGGCCGCATGTTCGATGTGATCTCGGCGGCACGTCAGGGGGATGATGATCTTCTCAAGAAGATGATTGAGGGTCGCGGAGACGACAGCGCGGCCGTGGATAGGGCTGCGTGGGAAGCGATCAACGAGGTTCGTGGCGCGCAAAAGCGCTGATAGGAGACTTGCGTCATGCCGATCGGTAATACGGGCGTCGTCCCGGCTGCGTCTAGTTCTCTATTTTTGGAACTTACGGCAGCGACACGCCGCGCGTATGTGAAAAACCTCTTTGTCCAGATGTACTTCGCCTCGCCGTCGCTGTTCTACCTGATCGGCAATGCCCAAAAGGCGGCCGGTGGCTTGAACCAAGTTACCATCCCGATGCAGGGCAATTCGATGGTGCAGGGGCAGTTCACCGGGTACGGCGGTGGGTTCAACTCCCCGCAAGTCATCCCGGGCATTCAGAACGGCCAGTGGAATTTGGCATTCTGGGTGGTCCCGATCCCGCTGCCATTCGGCGAGAGCATCATCCAATCGACCGAGGTCGTGATCCCGATCCTCAAGGCGCGCATGAACGACGCCTATGCAGTCACTCGCCAGCAGATGGCGACCTTGCTCTACACCAACAATTCGGCCCAGCCGCTGTATCCCGACAGCTTCCAATCCGCATTCGACAACGGCACCAATTTCCCTACCTACGGCGGCATCAACCGCAACGCGCAAGGCAACGCCAACTTCCAGGGCCAGTACATCAATCTGGCATCCACGCCGTGGACCACGCCGTTCACTGCGGGCGCGACCCGCAAGGCGACACAGGCGCTGCTCACCAAGATCACCGACGTGGCCGGCGGCGAGGCCCCGACCTATGGCGTGATGAACCCGGGCGACTTCGCCACGCTCAACAACGATTTCGTCGGGACGGAGACGGCGTTCGTCAACCCCGGCAAGTCCTACACGATGGACACGCCTCTGCGGTCCTCGTTCCCGAACCTGAACGTGTCGGGCGTCCCGATCTTCGCCGATCACTTCTGCCCGAAAGGCAGCATGTTCTTCCCGAATGTGAAGTACACGGCGATGTACATGAGCGAGGACGCCGCCTTCGACTTCTCGGGCTTCTACTCGCTCGTGCCGCTCGGTCAGATCGGCCAGCAAGGCATCGTGGTCTGCGGCTACGACGTGATCAGCGCGAAATCATCCTCTGGTTGCTGGGCATACGGATTGCCTGGATCGGCGTTCTGAGGACTTATAGGAGAATATCACATGCCCGGTCCTCTTGGTGGCGTTGGGGTAGGCCTTCAGGCCAATCAGGCTCTTTATCCTTCGGAGCTCCTGGCTGGTTTGGGCAGCTCTCCTGACTTCGCCACAAACGAAGTCGTGCTCGCTCCTGGCCAGGCCATGCCGTTGCTCCGCGGTGATTGGCTGATTGACATCGGTGGACCGATCATCGTCCAATGGGCAGATCCAACCACCGGAATCTTCCGCACCCCGGCGACCGGATTTCGCGGCACGCCGCAGTTCATCCAGAGTGATGGGCAGAATGTGCGTATCGCCAATCTGACCGGCTGCCCGGTCGGTGCGGTGGTGACCAATGCCGGCTCTGGCTATCCGACCGGAACCACGACTTGCACGGCCAGCGGTACGGGTGGATCGACGTGGCTCCCGATCGTCGGCGGACAGGTCAGCATCACGTCAGTTACGGCTACGGGTTCGGGGTACGGCATCGCGCCGCTGGTGTTCATACCGGCGCCTCCCTCGCCTGGCGTTCAGGCGACCGCCTATTCAACGATCACCAGCGGCACGGTGACCGGTGTCACCCTCACGAACCGCGGCGCCGGCTACCTGACGGCTCCGACCATCACGATCCTGCCGAACCCGGCCGATCCGAACCTGCTCAGCACCACGGCGATCGTGGCCGCGACCGCGACCTCGGCTCTGATCGGTTCCGGGTCGATCGCCGCTGTCATCTGCACCAACCCCGGCGCTCCGGTGACCACCGCCCCAACCTTGACCATCACGGGGACGGGTGGCTCGAGTGCGACGGCGGTTGCCCAGCTGATGCAGACCCTGACCGGCGCTACCGTCATCTCCGGCGGCACCGGCATCACGGATGCGGGCGCATTCCTCACGGTTGGCGGCGTCCCGACCTCTACCGCGGTCAACACCAACCCGGATATCGAGCTGATCAGCTTCATCCCGAGACCGGCGACGGGCGGGTTGGCCAACACCGGCGGATCGCTGGTCAGCGTGTCGACCATCTACGACGGCGGCCTGTTCGTCGGCGCCACCCCGACCCTGATCGTGACGCCCACCGCCGGCTCGGTCGGCGCCACCGGCCCAAGCGTTGTCGCCATCGTCGGGTCGGCCAACGGGCTCTGCAGGCTTCAGCAATTGAGGGTCTGATCGACCCAACAGGAGAACTCCTATGAGCGAACTGAAAAACGCGACCCTGAAAGCCGAAATGGCGGAATGCTTGCCGGCCATCGATGCGGCCCACAAAGACATGTCCGATCAGACAGCCAAGGTGGCATCCGCAGCGGCGGTGTCAAAGACGGCCGCGCACGATCTTGAAGCGGCCTCAGAAGCCCTTTCCGCTGCGCACAAGAAGCTCAGGACCGCCATCGATGCCGCGAACACGGCGATCGGCAAGGCAACCTGAGACCTCACGGGGATAGGGGCTGGGGCCTCTACCCCGACATCCCCGCCGTAGCGGGAGATAACGGCGGTTCATAAGGGAGACCGCCGTTGCTGAACAAGTACCTTTTACAGACGCAGACGCTGTTGCAGAATCCGCCAGCGCCTACTCCCCTATACGATAACACGACGCTGACGAATGCGATCAACCTCGCTCGCGGTCAGTTGGCAGGCGAGAGCGAGAGCATCCGGTTTCTCGGAACTATCAACACCGCGATCGGACAGCGTCCCTACAACTTCGCCAGCATCAGCACCGGAGTTTCGGCGACCAACGGAATCCTTGGTCCGCTGAACGTCCGCAGCATTCTCTACTCTGTGGCGTCCGGTCAGAAGTGGGTCAGACCTCGCCCGTGGCAGTGGTTCCAGTTCTACGCCATGAACAATCCTGTTCCGGGGAGCGGCCCTCCGCTCCGATGGGCGCAGTATGCCCAGGGATCGACGGGCAGCTTCTACATCGACCCAATCCCCGATCTGGTCTACGTCCTCACGTGCGACTGCGTGTGCCTCCCGATCCCGCTGGTGGACGACACCACGGTTGAGGCCATCCCGCCGCTCTGGCAGGACGCTGTGCAGTTCCTGGCCGCATTCTTTGCCCTGCTATCGGCGCAGAGCGGGGCGCGCACGGCGGATGCCAACAGAATGTATGAAAGGTACGAGGAATTCACCAACCGCGCTCGTCGGTTCTCCAATCCATCCGTCACGCGCTATATCTACGCGCAGGAGACGGATAGGACGGACGCCAACAAGCTCGGCATCGCGCCTCGGCAATCGAGCGGGGGCTGACGATGCCGGCACCCACGCTGTTCACCTATCTTTCCGATGTGCAAACCCTGCTCCGCGAGCAGAAGCAGCAGGAGATTGACCCGCCGGATATTATTCAGTGGATCAACCGGGCGCGGCGAGAGATTGCTCTCAGAACTTCATGCTGCAGGGGAATCACGCCTATCGCGGGCGCTTGCATTTCTGCGAGTGTTGTTAGTGGAGGCCACGGATATACGTCACCAACGGTGACTATAACTCCACCGGACTATCCGAGCGGGATGAGGCCGTTTCCGAACGGCGCTCAAGCGACAGCCACCGCTCTTACGTCCGCGGGGACCATATCGTCGGTTCTAATCGGATACGGCGGAAGCGGTTACTTTTTGCCGTCAGCGACCATTTCCGATCCAACGGGCGCTGGCGCTGCGGTAACCATCAATACATCGTATGTAAGCAAGCTTGTCCAAGGACAGGAGGTGTACCTGTTCAGCGACATTGATCTGAGCCAGTTTCCTGGTCTCGATAGTGTGTACTATGTTGAATCAATTAGTATTTTGTATGCTGCTCAGCGCTATTCGTTAGTTGTTCAATCCTTCTCCACGTACAATGCGCTGCTGAGACAATTTACCAATTCCTACCAATACGTTCCATTCTTTGCTGCGCAACTTGCGCAAGGAACCGCAGGGTCTTTGTTTTTATATCCGTTACCTTCGACAAATTGGCAATGCGAAATGGTCTTCAGAGCCCTGCCGAGCGACCTGACGGATGACCAATCTGTAGAAGCCATTCCTCAGCCATGGACGGATGGGATAGCTCATTTTGCTTGTTACTGGGGCTACCTGAGTCTACAGAATCCAAATATGGCCAGAATGCACCTGGAGTTATTTGAGAAGTTTAATCATGGATATTCTATTGCGGCACGTCCTGGGCGGAGACCAAACCCCTATGGTCGCCCAATAGGCTAGGCGGGCAAGGAGAGGAAAACGGATATGTCCGACGATCCATCCATGTTTCCCGCACTGGCTGCTATAGCTTTAGCGAATCTCATCATGTCAGCGTCCGTTCCTGTCCCCCTAAGGGCGTTACAGGCCCACAGAATGAAGCGTGAATTCTTCTTTGTGTACCCGATGCTGGAATCGATTCGGTCTACTGTCGCCGACCAGGGGTGCGGTCCTGCTTTGCGTGGATTAGTTGTGAAGCTGATACCCGTAATTTCGCAGCACCCGGTCCATCGTTGGCTTGCCCACTCATCATCCAACTCGTATTCAAACCCCTTTTCCTTCGCTCTCGACCTTGCTGATTTGATCAGGAATTCCCATGGCCGGATGCCGGTGACATTGCTTCGATATGTGCGGGCATAACGTGGCTCATTTCTTCGATACCACTCACTCTTTTCCTGACGTCTGGTGCGTGACTTCTTGTTGTGTTTTTTACGGTTGTTTATCGGCCACGCCTTCACATAGCACGTGCGCGAGCAGTACCGTTGATTGTTTTTCAAGCGCACAAATGGTTCAGAGCAAACGTCACATACGCCATCTTTCGGTTTTCGATACGTCGCAGGATGCTTCTTGTGGTACAGGTAGCCGCATCGTCGGCAACAGAACTTCATTGGCCGAACGTGCGGCTTCTGTACCACGGGACCGCCGCACTCCGCGCACTCGACCTCAGTCATCGGATTTCGGCCACCCCTTCGGGGCCTTGCTGAAAACGGTCTCTCGGTGCCTATCGATGATCCGGCGAATCATCTCTGATACGGTTACTCCGAGCGCCGCAGCGTTCTTTACGAGCCACTTCATCTGCGGTGCGGTGAACGTGATTGTCTGCCTGATTCGCGCCATGTCTGCCCTCCTGTTCAGTAGCCAAGTGTCACCACATTGGCGCCGCTGCGTCAAGGGGGCCGTCTGATGCTCACCGTCTCCGAGCCTGAAGGCGAAAAGCCCAACCCGCTGATTCCGATCAACGAGCGCCCCCTGACCATGGAGGCGTTCGAGGGGATGAACACACAGGCCACGCGCGTTGGGGTGGACGATCGTCAATGCTTTTGGATCGACGGATTCTTCCCCATTGCGCCGCGTAATCTGCGGACATTGTACGGGATCGGGACCACCATTTTCACCGTCGGGGTCGGAGCATCAATCGTCTGGTACGACTTTTACAACATCGGAACCACAGCCTATTGCGTGGCGGTTTTGACGAATGGGGTTGCGGTTCAGATTCGCATATCTGATGGAGCGATCACGGTAATCCTCGCAGGGTCCTCTATATTAAACCCAACGATAGGACAGTTCGGAATCTCTCAGTATGGTCATAGCTACCTGATAATTGTTGCAAATCAGACCAACGGATATTGGATTTGGGATGGGTCTATTGTTTATAAGTCCGGGACACTTGGTCCTGTGGTCACGCTGACAAACGTTGGAGCGGGATACAATTCATCGCCTATTGTTGTGGCGTCTGGAGGCAGCGGAACGGGCGCGACATTCGTTGCCACGGTTGCGGGCGGCGTGGTGACCACTGTAACAGTGACCAATCCCGGCCAAGGTTATTTGCCAGGGCAGACGGTCACGCTCGTATTCTCCGGAGGAAATTCAGGCGGCACCGGCGCGTCATTGACTGCCAATCTGGCATCAACCGGAGGCGGCACCGGAGCGACGTTCACGGTCACTTTCGTAAACTTCAACAGCAGTCCTCCGATTTCACCGCACTGGAAAATCGGGTCAGTTGTTGTCACCAACGGTGGCAGCGGATATTCAAGCTTTACAACTCTCAACCTGACAATAACGTCCAGCAGCACGGCGATTGTTACGTCGGCGGTTCTTCAGCCGGTAATTTCCGGAGGTGTTATCACTGGAGTGACCATCGTCAACTCTGGCGATTATTATCGATTCTCTCCTACCGCTCCGACCGGGACGCTTGCGGCCTCTGATAGTGGAAATTTCCACGTTGTCTCGGTGACGATTGTAAGCGGAGGAACTGGATACAGCGCGTCTGCCACCGCCGTTTGCTCTGGAGGTGGGTCTCCAATTCAGCAGGCGTCATTGCAGTTGATTATCACCGGTGGTGTGATCACCGGAGTGACAGTGGCAAGCGGAGGGCTTTACGGCAGCAACACACCCCCCACCGTCACGGTGAGCGACCCGGTGGTAAATGCATCGGCCACGGTGTCACTCATGCCGTTCGGGGTGCAGGGAACCGATGTCGAGACGTATCAGGGCTCCGTGTGGGTAATCAACGGAACGAACCTATTTTTCAACGCTCCGGGGTCGGTGACTGACTTTGCCACGAGCGACGGTGGCGGAAACCGGCAATCGAGCGACAGCTTCCTGCGCATCGCCTATCAGCGGGTGGTCAGCACCAACGGGTTTTTGTTCCTGATCGGGGATTCGTGCATCAACTATATTTCCGGTGTCCAGACGGCCGGGTCGCCGCCCACCACGACGTTCACCAACACCAACGCTGATCCTGAGGTCGGAACTCCCTACCCGTCATCCGTCATCAAGAACGGGCAAAACCTGATGCTTGCCAACTCGTTCGGCATCCATGAGATGAACGGCGCCAAGGCGCTCAAGGTCAGCGATGACCTCGACGGAGTGTACAACACCGTTCCCAATTTCGGCGGACTGCAATTGAGTTCCGCGCAGGCGACGATCTTTGGCAAGAAATGCCAGATGACGCTTGTGCGCATAGCCGACCCGATCAGCGGAGCGACGGTAAACAAACTGTTCATGCGGTATGGGAAAAAATGGTTTGCCTCGATGCAGGACGTGGCTCTGACCTTCGTCGCATCGCAGGAGATCAACTCCGTCTTTACCGCCTACGGGACGGACGGGACCAACATATATCCGCTGTTCCAGCAGCCGTCTTCCGCCTTCAACAAGGTGGTTCAATCGAAGCTTTGGGACACGCCGGTCGGGATCGAAACGACAAAGGTCTCGGGACGACTGTGGGGAATGTGTCAGTATTACAGTGGGATAACCCCGAATGTGACATTCAACATCGACAACGAGGATAGTTCGTCGAACGGATATTCTCCAGGTCCGGCCTATACGATCGCACCCGACAGCCCGGACGGAATCGAGGTATTCGGACCCCAGGCCATCGGCCAGCAGGGGGCGTTGACCGGGTTCACCATGACCACGGCGGCGGCCGACATGTCGCTGATTTCGGCCATGATCAGCAGCATAGTTCACGATTACCGAGGGTGACGCCATGCCCGATGCAGCATATGCCGAGCTACCAGAAAACACCGACACCGCAGAGGGTTGGGCTGGGTTTTCGTTCTCCCACATGGCACAGCACCGCGACTACATCCGGGTCATTTTCCAGAGATTTGGCATCTCCCTGCCCGAATATGTGCTAGACCCGATCGACCCGCAGAACATGGGCGCATGGGCCTACCATCATCAGATGATGCATGATCAAATCAATGCAATCCTGGGAATTTCGGGGTATAATCTGCTGAACATGGACTTTGCCGACAAAGAGGCGCTAGAAATCTGGAACGACCTGAACCAGGATCTCCATAGTCGGACATCCTCTATATTGGGGCTTTGAGAATGAACACCGCCGTCGCCGACAAGCCGAAGGAAGCTGCCGCACCGCGCACCATCACGTCGCGCAATTTCGTCCTGCCCGACTGGACCGACACGCGCAACTGGCTTCTGCCGCGCCTCCAAGTCAAGTGGCCGCATTTGCAAGCGGTCCAGGTCGATGGCTGGATTCGCAGCATCATCGATAGCCGAGAGTTCATGTTCATTCGCACCCCATCGGCGGTGGCGTGTGCTCAGGTTTGGCGTGACACGCTGTCGCCGGTCCCCGAGGTGCTTGAGAAATTCGTCATCGCCAAGGACCGTGAGGACAAGGAGCATATTGCCGAGTGCCTGCACCTGTACGGCGACCTCGTGCGGTGGGCGCAGAATCTCGGCGCGCGTGACATGATCGTGGAGCAGTTCACGGACGTTCCGCACAAGGAACTGACCGAACGAATCGGCCGACTGTTCACGCGGGAGGTCGTTTTCGTGCGGGTGGCGGGAAAGGGCTGAAATATGGCTGAGAGCGAAAGAATTAACGGACCATGGCCATCTACTCCTCTTGAGATTCGACTATGCTGTTTGAGGTTAGCAACGGTCTGCCCATCCGAAAATGACTCGATATCTGTCTCATCACTGATTCGAGAGGCAGAGACAATCCGCAGATATCTAGAAGAAAGTGTCATGCCGGACTCTCCGACAATTGTTAAAAACATAGAGGATTGACGTAAGGCATAATTTAACATAAGGTCACAGGCTGGTCCTAGATAGGAATGGAATGGTGACCGCCATGCCCAGGAACGAATATCGTGAACAGGTCGAGAAGGAGTTGCGCTGGCAACGGTGGATTGATGCCCTCTCTCCTGAGAGCAGAGCCGCAGAATTGCGAGAAAAGAGGGATGAAGAAAGCAGTGTTTCAATAATATTGGTTGCTGCTCTTTTTGCGACAGCCATAACCGTACCCGTGGCTATATACTGTAGTTTATAGGTGGCTCATGCCCACGTCTGACAGCGGCATATTCGACGACACCAGTGGAATCGGGTTCTCAGGCGGCGGGTTTCCGTATGCCGGGAGCGCGGACGCTTCTGGCTTTGACCCGAACACGGGCGCCGCCAAAAGCAGCAGCCTATTCGGCAATGTCAGCGGATCGTCGCTGGCCGGCGCTGGTGTTGCCGGCGGGCTACTCGGCTACGACCTCCTGAAGGGAAACCCGACCGACCCGAACATGAGTGCTCTAAGCGGCGAGGCGGGCGCACTCGCCGGGACCGGATCGAGCCTGCTGAGCACCGGGCAGGGGCTTCAGTCGTACCTTACGCAGGGAACGTTGCCGCCAGCCCTACAAGCCAAGGTCGAGCAGGACACCCAGGCCAACAAGGCGCGAATCACCCAGAACGCGGCGCAGACCGGATCGTCTGCGGACCCCCGCCAGAACAGTGCCTTGACCCAGGATTTGGCGGCGGCCGATCGCTCCGGGACGGCGGAGAGCGCGGACTATCAGATGAAGCTCGCGCAGACCGGGCAACAGCTCATCAGCAGCGGGTTGCAGGCGACCGGGCTCTCAAGCCAGCTCTACGAATCGCTGTACAAGTACGACCAGCAGCAGAATTCTGACCTTATGTCCTCGATTTCCTCGTTCGCAAAAGCAATTACGCCGGTAGTTGCAGCGGCCATCTAACATGCCCGAAACCGAGACCATAGACGCCACCGATCTCCCGCCGCTCAAGACGGGAACGGGCGGCCTTGGCCTCGGCCAGCCGGTGGCGGAACCTGCACCTGGAACTGATACCGATTCTCCTATCAGCGCCATACAGCGGCAATCGTCGGGTCTGACGGGCCCGTCCGGTAGCCTGACGTACAACGCGCTGCGCCGGTCGGCCGCCAGCGATGCGGCAGACGCCAAACTGAACGAGCGACTTGACCGCGACCGGGCAGAACGCGAGCGGGCCTACCGGGCAGAGGCGGCCGGGCCAGATACGCTACCGCCCAAGTGGGACGCCGATGCCGAGCGCGCCAAGCGCAGTCATGGCCCTATCGAATCGTTCGGCAGCGTTGGTGTCATCTTCGCTCTGGCCGCGTCGGCGTTCACGAAAACCCCAATGACATCCGCCCTCAATGCCGCAGCCGGCGCAATGGAAGCCATCAAGGCGGGCGACGAGACGAAATACAAGGACGCCTATACGGCGTGGAAGGACAACACCGAACTGGCGCTGAAGCGTTTCGGCATGGAGCGCCAACTGTTCGAGGACGCGAACAAGCTTGCCACTACCGACATTGCCGATTGGCGCACGCAGCAGATGCAGATTGCGGCTCGGTATGACAATCAGAAAGTCATGGCCATGCTGGACGCCGGCATGGACAAGGATGTGATTGACATCCAGAACGCCCAGATCAAGGGCGCGGTTGAGATGACGAAGGCAAAGGATGAGTTCGAGGATTTCAACAACAAATACCAAATTCTGGAGGCCGAGAAAAAGTCGTTCATGGAGGTCAATGGGATCACCGATCCGAAGGACTTGCGCGTCATCCATCATGCGCTGCAGGTCAAGCAGTCGTTGAACGAGCCTGCCACTTCCGAGCAACAGAAGCTCATGAAGGATTTCCGCAACGAATATTGGGAAAAGAACCACAGGATGCCCTCCAGCGAGGAGGAGATTAAGGCGTGGCAGCAGATTCAGCAGATCAGCGCCCGCAGCAACGAGATCGATAAGCGCACCCAGACGTATGAGACCGATCCGAACAGCCCAACTTTTGGCGACCACGCCGCGTCGTATGACCGTGCGGCCAAGGAGATTGCGGCGGCGAAGCAATCGGGAACTACGTTGTCTCCGGAGGCAATCGATGGAGCGGCTAGGACCTACGTCAAGACCGGCAAGATGCCTCCTAACCTCGGGCGCGGTACGCAGGGCTCGGCCAATGTCACGGCGATCCAAAACCGGGTTGCGGAGGTCATGAAGGAAGAGGGAAAGACCCCGGAGCAAGTCGCAGAAGGTCAGCGCGGGTTCCAGACGCGGGCCGCCGGGTTGCGCGCTCTGGAAACCCGCCGCGGTCGCCTGCTGTCGTCGATATACGCGACGGACGAAATGGGTGACTTGCTCAAACAGGCATCCGATGCGGCCCCGAGGTCTCAGTTCACGATCCTAAATAAAGGCACGCAGGCGGTTGAAGCTGCAACCAGCGACCCGAAGTTGGCGCGCTTCGTTGCCGCTATAAATTCCTACGTCAACACCTATGCCCAGGCAATTTCCGGTGGCGGCCAATCCCGCATCGGGGACAAAGAACACGCCTATGAGATGATCAACAAGGCGATGGGGACGGGTGCCGTTGATGCCGTGATCGAGCAGCTGCACAAGGAAACGCGCGCCGAAATGCGATCCACCCGAAAGGCTCTGCAGGAGTTGTCGACGGAGGAGGAGCCGGGATCGGACGTTGACGACAAGTCGTCGGGTTCGCATACCGCCATTCCGGGTGGCGGCGTGAGCGGTGTAACCCCGTCCGGTATCAAGTGGAATCTTGATCCTGACAAACATTCCGAATTGCAATTGCCGGAAGGGGCCAGGCAGGCTCCCGATGGTCGCTATTATGTTGACGATCCCAGCCGACCCGGAAAATACCTAATGGTAGCAAATGCCTGAACTATTGCCAGTGGATTATGATCCGTTCCAGGATGTTCATGGTTCGGGGCCAAAGGGAAATGTTGCGGAAAGTGTCATCAATTCCGTAGCCTCTCTCAAGAAGCCAGCGCAAGACTTCTGGTCTGGTGGATTGATGGGTCTTGTGAAGGGACAAGGAGCCGCAACCCCGCAGTGGTCAGATAGAATTGGTGAAGTGCTAGATAGCCCAAATGTGAATATTGCTCTTGGAATGGTGGGAGGATTTAAAAATACGGATTGGCTATCATCCCTTCGGGAGCAAATGGATAATGATCGACTACTTGGAGCAGAGACTTTGAATCCGGAGCCGAGAGCGGAAAAAATTGCAAATAACCCAAACTTGACAGAACGTCACCGCATCATTGCGCGTGGATTAGATCGATATTCATCAGACGTACATAACGTTTTGCGTCCGGGGGTGGATTGGTCGGAAAGTCCAAGCTGGAATGCAAAGATTTCAAAAACTCCTTCTGCTATAGCGTCCGCCAAGCGGGACAAAGAATACCACTCAGAGGAACGGTGGCAACGACGAAAATGGGCGATGATGCCTGGCGCCAAATTTGAAAATGGAAATTTCTCGGGATTTGCTCCCGGATTTGAGCCTCCTGACTATAAACTAATACCAGTTGATCACGATCCATTTAAAGAGAAATGAGATGCCCACTCTTACCATCGGCGAAAACAAAATCTCGGTCGGCGACGACTTCATGAAAATGTCGCCGGAGCAGCAGCACGCCACCGTGGAGGAGATTGCCAAGGCGCTGCCGAATGTGGCGCCAGCGCAAGAGAAGCCGGCGCCTGATTCATTTGGTTCTCGGGTCGGAACCGGGTTCATGGATTCGATATACGGCGGCGCCCAATTGATGGCGCACGCCAACGAATCTCCTCCGAAGAAAAACGAGACGGAGGGGCAGAAGCGCATCCGAGAGCGTCAGCAGTCGGGTCGCGAAAGCATCGATAAGACGGTCCAAAAGAGAGAGGAGGACTACAAGCCTCCGGAAGGGATCGACGCGGGTCGCATCGCTGGAAATGCGCTGCAGCCACTGAACTACCTCGGTGCGATGGTCGGTGGCCCGATCACCGGGGCGATGACGGCTGGAGCCCTAACCGGGCTGACTCAGCCAGTGAAGGATACGAAGGACTTTGCGACCACCAAGGCTGAACAGGGCGCGGTGGGGACCGCAGTGGGTGGCGTCCTGGGGACGGCCGGGAAGGCGGCTGGTTATGGCGTGCGCTCGCTTGGTGAATATCTCGCCCGAGAGTACCCCGAAAACGTCATGACGCAGGCGGTGCAGAAAATCCTCAAGCGCATGGGGCAGGATGAGAAGGCGGGCGGCCCAACGGCCAAGGACGCAATCGACCTGATCAATGAGGCGGCCAAGGAAGGCAAGCCGATGACGCTTGCCGATGTCGGCGGAGAGAACACCAAGGCGCTGGCCGGGAACGTGTCTCGGCAGCCGGGGCCGTCTCGCAACATCACAAAGAGCTTTCTGGAGACGCGGGACGCTGGCGCTCCAGGCGGCATGGTCGGTCCGCGCACGCCGCAGCAGATGTCCGCGCAAGAGCGCCTGTCGGGTGACATCGCCAAGTACGTCAACGGCGGCCCATCGATGCACAAGACGACGGAGGCGATGCTGCAGGCCCGCAGCGCGGCGTCGAAGCCGGTCTATGACGAGATGCGGGCGCTTGAAGGCATCTGGAGCCCGCGCCTGCAACAGTTCATTGATGACCCGGCACTTCGATCAGGTATGGCCCGAGGATACGAGCTTGAGCGACTTCAGTCTCTTGCCGAAAATCGGCCATTCGATCCTACGCAGCTCGGCGTTGATTTGGATCAGCAGGGGAACATCAAGATTCTTAAGTCCCCAAATATGCGCGTTCTTGACATGGGAAAGCAGGGCCTCGATGCAATGATCGCAGACGAGCGGAATGAACTCACTGGCCGATTGAGCGCCCGAGGGGTGTGGCTAGACCGAGTTCGGCAGGCCTACGTCAACGAACTCGATACGCTGGATAAGAGTGGGGTGTACCGGCTCGCCCGAGAAACGTGGTCCGGACCCACCAAGAGCCTTGACGCAATGCGGATGGGGCGCTCCGTGTTTAATAATTCACCGGAGCAGAACGCGGCGGAGTTTTCCAAGCTGGCTCCCGGGGATCAGGAGTTCGCCCGCCTCGGCGTTGCCGACATGCTGCGTGAACGCTTGGCCAAAACTGGATTGAGCGGAGATGAAGCCAAGGCGCTGGTCAAAAACCCGTGGATGCGCGACCAGCTCAAGCCGTATTTCAAGACGCCGGATGACTTCGATTCATTCGTCGATGCGGTGACGAAGGAATCCAAGATGTTCGGAACCAAGTTCGACGTTCTTGGTGGCTCTCAGACAGCCAAGAGAGCGGCTGAAGACGAATCTACGGAGAACTTGCTGTCTGCCGGTGGCGCCGATTTGGCAATGCAGGCTGGGACGGGTCGGTGGCACTCTGCCGCACGCACGGCGCTGCGCATGTGGCGCGACCGCCAAGACCGTCGCGGAAATCCGAAACTGAACGAGCAGATTTCCCGCATCCTATTCCAGACGCCAATCGACCAGGAAAGCGAAGTGGCCCAACGCCTGACCGGAGCCTACAAGGGGCCGACATCGGTCAACCGTCTAGGCGGGGCGGCAGGGGCCGTCTCGCAGGGCGGATCGGCTCTAACCCCGTTGACGGCCGGTCCCATCTCATCCACGGTTGGACAATGACCGCACAAAAAGACTTCCTGGACGAGACCTACAAGCTTGCCACCAGCGTTGCGAAGAAAGCGCAAGAAAACGGAACAGAATTCGAGACAATGCTAGACGCGCTCAAGGCCCTCGCCCCATACTATGCGCCCCTGATGAAGGGGAAAAAGGATTCTCCGGACGACGAATCCGAGGCCCCCAGCGGCAACTTCAGCTCGTGGCGCGGTCGCCTGAGCGTCGTGGAGGGCGAGGATGGCGGAGAAACCGGGGACGTTCAAGCTGGAGCTGGTTGAGGAAGACGAGAATACAGCCGCTCCACCGGACAACCGCACCGAGCTCGCCACCAACGCCCTGACCTTGGCCCTGACCGCGCTGTCGCAGCGGGCGCTGGTCGCGCTGGCCTCGTTGTTCTCACTCCTGACCGTGGCCTCCGTATTTTGGCTCGGCATGGCGATTTCCGCCGATCCCAACCCGTACCAGATCACCACGCTGGCGATTTACGCGGCGTTTGTGATCGCGGTGAACATCATCGTGAGGCGAAAATGATGCGCGCTTTCCTGCTTACTCTGGGATTGGTCGTATCAATCCCCGCGCATGCCCAGCAACCCCCGTCCGACATCAATCAACGAATCGCCACCCAGATCGGAAACCTGATCATTCAGGTGACGAGCCAGTCCGTACAGATTGAGCAATTGCAGGCCGCCCTTGCCGCTGCACAGCAGCAAGTCAAAGACCTCCAGGCCAAGCAGGAGTCGCCCAAATGACACGCGCAATTCTGCTGCTCATCGGGCTGCTGCTCAGCTTTATTGGAACTCCATCGCAGGCCCAAAACGTCAATCTAAATTGTTGGAATCCAAACGCCACGTCCGGATTAAATCAGTGGCTTCCGTGTAATTCGACAACCCCGCTGCAGGTCAACGCTTCGGTAACGGCCTCGATCTCGGGATTCACCGCTACTTCGACCGGCACTCCAATTGCGGTTACGACCGGCGGAGTTACCGGCACCCTACCAGCCGGAACTGTGGTGGTGGCAACCAATGTGGGCGCGACCAATGGCGCCTATTGCGCTCTTGGTGCATCTGCCACCACCAGCTCGCAGTACCTCTCTCCCGGCGGTGGTTGGTTCGCGTTCACCGTAGGGGCATCAACCCAGCTTACGTGCATAACATCGACTAGCACCACGACCGTCAATATGACCGGCGGGTCGGGACTTCCTACCGGCACGGGTGGTGGTGGAGGTGGAGGCTCTGGCGGAGCGGTTACCATAGCCTCTGGCGGCGTGGCTTCCGGTGCCTACGCTTCCGGTGCCTACGCTTCCGGTTCCATTTCCAACGGCGCCGATGTAGCATTAGGTTCAACGACAGATACCGCCGCCGCGAATGGTGCGGCGACGGCGACATTGAATGCTGTGGCAAAGGGCATCTTGACGGCGGCGCAAGCGGCTATTCCTGCTGGCACGGCAATCATCGGCAAGGTTGGCATCGACCAGACGACCGACGTAACGACGAACGGAGTTGAGATTGCTCCGACAGCAGGTGCCGCCGCCGGGATCACGGCGGTGCTGTCCGCAGCGGCAGAAGCCAATCATATTCTTAAGGGAAGCCCCGGCAATCTCTACAATGCCTATGCCACGAGCACTGTAGCCGGCTATCTTCTGATCTTCGACGCGACGACAGCGCCGGCAGACGGTGCCGTAACTCCGAAAGATTGCATTCCCGGCGCTTTGACGCAGAGCGGTATCTACGCCGCGAGTATCAACTACAACCCTGGTCCAGTTGAGATCTTCACGACCGGGATCACGGCATCATGGTCGTCAACAGGGTGCTTCACCAAGACAGCCTCTGCCACGGCGTTCATTCACGGATCGGTGAAGTGATATGAGAAAGCAAGACGTAGTAGCTTCTGTCCTATTCTCCGCGCTCGCGGCGTTCGTGCTTTCGACGCTGCCTCTGTACTCGCAAATCCAAGTCGGAGCTGGCGGCGGTGGTGGTGGCGGAGGAACTCCCGGTGGAGCAAACACCAACGTTCAGTTCAACAATTCATCCGCCTTCGGCGGCGATGCGGGGTTCACTTACGCCGGGACCGGACAGGTTACGATTACCAATTCTACTGTCAACACAACGCCGTTAACCTCTACTGGATATTCTTTGACAGGCTCTGGCGCGACTTCACTTATGAGCCTTACGGGGACGATCAACACGACCGGGGTTACCGACATTTTTGCAATGCACATTACTGACACGGCGCGTGGCGCTGGATCGACATTGATGAATTTATATGGTGGAGCTAGTGGAACAACCAGCGAGTTTAAAGTATCAAATACCGGAGCTGTGACAGCCGCGCAGGGATTTACGACTGTTGGTGGAAATATAACGCTTAACGGTGGGTCGCTAATTAACACAAATAATTGGTCCCTCTCCGCATCCGGTGATGGACAATTTCAGTTCGACGAGTGGAATAATAGCTTTAACGATTTTCTTACTGTTACTGGTAACGCGACTTGGCAATTCGGGCGGTCTGATGCGGCGGCGCCGGCTGCGCAGACATTAACGTTTCAAAGCGTTGTGGCTGGTACGAGTAATACGACAGGAGCAAATGCGACTATAAATGGATCGCGCGGCACTGGTACGGGAGCAGGTGGCGACATCATCTTTCAGGCGGCGCGCGCCGGCACTACAGGCACGTCGCAAAACGCCCTTCAGACCGTATTTACGGTCAAGAATACTGGTGTCATTCAAGACAACGTAGTGTTCTCTGCTGCCGGTACGCCACTGCCGACTTGCAATGCTGGCGCGGAGGGCTCGCGTGGCGCTGTATCAGACGCCTTGACCCCTACATTTTTGACCGCCTATGTCAGCGGCGGTGCTGTTCACGCATCTGTTTACTGTGATGGCACGAGTTGGAAAACGGACTGAACCCATGATCAGAGCAGCGCTAATATTTCTACTTGCATCTGTGCTTCCGGCTAACGCCGGGAGCTTAACTATCACATACAAGAACACAGCCGGCACCACGACGTTCGCGCCTACAGCCACGATCTCGGACGCTGACGCAGCGACGTTCGTTTCCTGGTGCTCGGCGCATTACGCCAGTACGCCGGGGAGCGGGACTGCCGCTGGCTGTTTCAACATCTATGCGAACGATATTTTTAACCAGTTAAAGTTGGCTGTGCAAGCCGCAGCGCAGACGACGGCAGCGCAAAATGCGGCTAATGCTGTCGTGCCAATCACTGTAACGCCTGCGCAGTAAAATCAATGCGAAAAGCGTTTTCTGTAATTTTTTTGTTTTTGTGGCTGTTGAATCCGGCATACGCATGGACGCACGGGAACAACAGCGGCCAGTTCCAGATAGTCCTAATCTACGACAGCAGCACGAGCAGCGCTCCGGCCGGCTTCAAGCCTGCGATGAACGCGGCTGCGGCGTACCTCGGGTCGTTGATCTATCTGAACAGCACGATCCACATTAACGTTGGTTGGGGCGAGGTAGACGGCAGCGGCGTTGGTGGTGACGCTTCAAGCGTCTATTTCCTGGCCGCCATCGCTTACACCGATGCCAGAACCGCTCTCATCGCTCACGCGACAAGCGCGAACGCTATGCAGGCGGTCAGTACGCTGCCGTCATCCGCGCCGTCTGGTGTTTCTTTTGGCGTCATGACGACCGCGCAAGAAATTGCACTCGGGCTCACTACTGAGTCTGGCACCGGATACGCCTTCATCGGCTTCAACACAGGTGTTAGTTGGTCGTACAGCGGGACGCCGACGGCGGGACAGATCGACTTCCGCGAGGCGGCTCTGCACGAGATGATGGAGACGATGGGGCGTTTCGCCAACCTCAGCATGTCTTTCGGTGCCGGGGCGATGTCGATCCAGGACTTCTACGGCTACGCCTCGAATGGGACGCGAAATCTGACCACGACAGGAGCGCGCTACTTCTCGATCAATAGTGGTGCGACGAACCAGCGAAGTTTCCAGACTAGTCCTGACTACGGCGATTGGTCTGGTGGTGGGCTGTACGCCGGCGCACCATCTCCGTTTGACGGTAGCGCCACGTCGGGGCAACTTATTCCTCTATTGCCATGCGACTTCATCATGATCGATGTTCTGGGGTATAGTAGCCAATGAAGATCATCCTCGCTATTCTGATGCTTGCACAAGCGCAGCCGAACGTTATCCCCGCGACAGGCGACCCGCCGCAATGTCCACCGGGGTATCATATTGGGATGGCCAATCATCCGACGCGGGTGGTGTGCATCAAGATCGATCAATCTCAAAATAAGAACGCGCCCGGATAGCGGCATCGAACGATAATAGCCCGGTAGGGCTCAACAAAGTAGGATGAAATGCCAAGCATCTTGCAAAGCGGTCAGGTCACCCCGGGGCACGCCGTAACGTGGGCATCCGACGGGGCCGTTCAGGACGGCGGGCCATTCCCGGCCGGGCAGCGCGTCATTGCGAGCCTGCGTGGGGCGAATTTCAACACCACGAACGACCAGCCGATTGCCATACCGCAGAGGTTCGTGGCGTTCCAGCTCACGAGCATCATAATCACAAACGCGACGGTCAGTCTGACGACGGCAGCGGGTGGGTTTTATCCTGCGGCGGCGAAGGGCGGAACTCCGATCGTTGCTGCGGCGCAAGCGTATTCCTCGCTGACCACCCCGGCATCGCTGATGTCCGCCACGCTGGCGTCATTCGGGGCCAATACGCGGTTCTCGTCCGCCAATCTCGGTAGCATCGCCGGGCTGTTGATGATATGGCTCAGCTTGACGACGGGGCAGGGTGCGGCGGCAACGGCGGACGTGTATCTTTGCGGACAGGACCTCACATGATCGGACATCGAATGGCGCAATGCGCGGTTCTTCTCGGGCTGCTGATTTGCGCATCTCCGCTCGGCGCCCAAAATCCTCCGGTGATCCAGAGCGGAAACGTGACGCCAGGTCACATCGCAACTTGGGCAACCACGGGCGTCATTATTGACGGCGGCCAGCCAGGCGGCCCCATCTTCACCGGCAGCACAACCGTCAACGATTTTGCCTGCGTCGGCGCCAGCGGGACCATCATCGATTGCGGGTTATCCGCCGTAAACACGAATGCGTGGACTGGACTGCAGAATTTCAACGGTGGAGCAACAGGACCCACCCGCAGTCCGGGAGACAATACGACAAACCTTGCCAACACGGCGTTTGTCACCGCCGCCACCTCTGGGTTAATCGCTGGTCCAGTGACATCTACGGTCGGTGATATCCCAATATTCAACAATACATCAGGAACGCTTTTAAAAGATTCTGGGATATTGTTTCCTACCGCACCGCTCTCTAATGGAGATGTTATATTAGCTAATACGCCAAGCTCTCTTGCGCGAGGAGTACCGCCAAACCCGTTCTATTCGTCATTTGTTGCATCGGCTGCCGTTGCGACGTGGACCCCATACAACGGCCCCGATAGCAACACCTACACCGACGCCGCATGGTCTCCAGAACTTGGGCTTTTCGTGGCCACGGCCGGCACGTCTGGAATGGTCAAGTCGTCCCCTGATGGCATCACATGGACGGTCAGAACAGCACCAAGCGCTGCGACTTGGCACGGCGTGGTTTGGGCGCCAGCGTTGAAATTATTTGTTGCCGTTGGTGGTGGCAGCACCTCATCGGCAATGACTTCTCCTGACGGTATTACATGGACTGGACGCACGACCCCTAACACCAACAATTGGGATGGACTCGTCTGGTCTCCCGACCTGAATTTGCTGGTTGCCGTCGGCTATAGCGGCACCGGAAATCGGGTGATGACGAGCCCTGATGGTGTGACGTGGACAGCACGGACTAGCGCCGCCGACAATAACTGGTCAGGCGTGGCATGGGCGCCCGAGCTGACGCTATTTGTCACGGTGGCAAACTCGGGAACCGGCAATCGGGTGATGACTTCGCCGGACGGGATCAATTGGACGGCGCGGTCTGTGGCGACGGATCGCAATTGGGATAGCGTTGTCTGGTCGCCGCAGCTTCGCCTGTTTGTCGCTGTGTCATATTCGGGAACGACCGACAGCGTTATGACCTCGCCGGACGGAATAAATTGGACGCTGCGCACCACGCCGACCACCAATACATGGACGCGGGTCGCGTGGTCCCCCCAGCTTGGTATTTTTGCCGCAACTGGTGCCCCGACGCCAGGCACCACAAATGTCATGACCTCTCCGGATGGGATCAATTGGACCACACACACAACCAACAACTTAAATTGGGGTGGCATTTCGTGGTCGCCGGAGCTTGGTGTATTCGCGGCAGTCTCCTGGTCTGGCGGATCGATGCTGTCTACGTCTCCCGCGCAAAAGAACGTTCTGCCGCAGAACGTCAATTCGTCTTGGACGACATACACACCAACGTTGAGCTGCGGTACGGGAACTCTAACTACCGCGACCGCCACTGGCCGCACCAAGACCATAGGAAAAACACAAGATGTCCAGGTACAAATCAACATAACAACAAATGGAACGTGTGCCGGAAATCTGCAATTCTCAATCCCGAATGCGGTGGCTGCGTCCAATACTTACGCGCTTTCAGGACGAGAGATAACAAATACTGGCAAGGGCTTGTCGTGCGTCAATTCGGCACCTGGAAACACCCAGATGAATTGCTTCCAGTATGACGGCACGTATCCTGGAGTGACAGGATCGTCCTATGTCGTCGGCGGAGTAATAGAGCTCAATTGACCTGGAAAGGGCGTTTTACATGACATCCGTCATCGACACCAACCAAGACTGCACCCACAAGCTCGCCGAGTTGAAGTCGCTTGGGATCGAGACGGTGATTCGGTACGACAACCGCCTCAACCCACATGGCGAGAAGCAGATCAAGCCGGCGGAGGCCAGGGCCATCGCGGCGGCCGGGCTGCGGCTCGGCATCGTCTACGAGGGGGCGGGTGATCAGCCGGGGCAGTTCTCTGACGCCACCGGATACCAGGACGCCAAGTATTCCCGCGAGCAAGCGGCGGAGCGGGGCCAGCCGGACGGGTCGGCGGTCTATTTCGCGGTCGATTTCGACGCGAATCAGTTCCAGATAAAGCGAGATGTGATCCCGTATTTCGAGGGGGTCCGGAAGGCGCTTACCGAGGCCAACAACTTCCCCAAGCTCCGGGCGGGGGTGTACGGGTCCGGTCTGTCCTGTCGCTCCGTGCTCGAGGCAGGTCTGGTCGACCTCACCTGGGTTTCCTGCTCCATGGGCTGGACCGAATCGCACGTTTTTGTGGCGTCCGGCCGGCACAATATCCGCCAGCACCTCCCCCAGGTCATTGCCGGGCTGGATACGGACCCCGACGAGGTGAACCCCGCCCATCCTGATATCGGGGATTTCGTGCCGTTTGGCGCGGCAGAGGAGCCCCAGGACGAGCCTGTCGTCGCCGGGCCATCTGAGCCTCCTGCCGCCACGCCTGCGCAGCCAGCGCCGCCCGTAGCCCTGCCGTGGGTCAACCGGAACGTCGTCATGACCGAATTTGGGGGCGAGGGCGACGAGCAGGACGACGCCTACACCAGCCAGCCGGTCAATCCCAAGCTGCCCGGGGTGGCGCTGCCGTCCCGGTTCCATGGCGACCGGCCCCTGATTCGCGTCTCCCACGCCGGTAAGTCCGTTGACTGCCAGCTCGTCGATGTCGGTCCCCACCACGTCAACGACCCCTATTGGGTGGAGCACAAGCGGCCCCAAGCCGAATCGGATCATGGGAATAAGGCTGGCATTGACGCCACGCCTGCGGTATTTGACGCGCTGGGGGTTGTCGGGCCGGAAGGCACCCGCACCGTGACCGTGGATTGGGAATTCGCGCCGCAAGGGGGCTCCAATGCAGTTGCCTGACCTGAACTGGAACCAATACAAGGCCGCCGGTCGCCACGCGCTGAGTTATGCGGCCGGAGCCGTCACCGCCGCTGCGTTTATGGGGCTGATCTCGCAAAGCGATTCGACCAGCCTCATGGCTGGCCTCAACCAAATCGCGAGCGGCCTGACTAGCGTCGTCCAGGGCATCGGCGTGATTGCTGGTGTGCTGGCGCCGATCTACGCCGCCTATAAGGCAGCCCACAGCGCGAGCGCTCAGGAGCAGATCGAGACCGTGGCCGCCATGCCGGAGGTCAAGGGCATTGTCACCACCCCTGCGGTGGCAGCGGCCTCTCCGAGCGACAAGGTGGTCGCAACCCCGGCCGAGATACCGGCGACGGTGACGCCGGTGGCAAAGGCCGGCTAGGGTGTTGCCGTAACAGCACACACTGCCGACAATCTGACACCGCGGCGACCGTTTGCCACAATCCCCCCGCCGCCTGAGCGCATATCTCCCCAGCCTAATCACGGGCGATGGGGAGAATTTCCATGAAGATTGCACTGATCGTGGCCGCTGCGGTGACGGCGTTCTCGAGCGCGGCCGGTGCCGCTGACATGCCGGTCAAGGCGCCTCTGGCTCTCAAAAAACTCGCCTGCCCGCTCGGCACCGGATTCTATGCTGGCCTCAACAGCTATGCCCAGGTCGCCAACGGCGACGTTGCCGGCACCAGCGTCATCGCTGACGGCGCGGCGATTGGCTTCACGCTCGGCTATGGATGGGGCGACTGCGCCGGCCATTGGTACGGCTTCGAGGGCATGTTCGACTATCAGAATCTCGGCGGGAGCTCGAACACGCCCGCGCTCGGCATCAGCACCAGCCTCGCCAGCAAGTGGGAGATGACCCAGAAGTTCAAGGTCGGAGCCAATTTCTCCGACATCTGGGCGTTCCTTCCTAACTTCGGTGCGCTGTTCCCGGGCCTGCCGCAGCCGGCCGCAGGGACAACCAATCCGAAGATGTATGTCGCCGGAGTGATTCGCGAGGCCGACGTGAGCGCGTCATTCCTGCTACCGAGCGGGCATGTGTGGGAGATTCAGCCTGGCATCGGCCTTGGCATCCAATCGCAGACCGCGAACGGAAGCGTGGTGGATGTGTTTGGCGATTGCACGTTCGCCAACACCGGGTTCACGGCTGGTCTGCCGGCCGGGCAATCCGCCAACCTCGGGCGCGTGTGCCGAGCTGGGGTTGGCGTGTATTACTGAAACAGAGTCGCCATGGGTGGCCCCACGTTCAAGACCGTCTCACGATCGGCCTCACTCTCACCGCGGCGGATGAGAAGCCGTTAATCCGTGGGGCCGCCAATGGCCTCAATCGTAACCCATTTTTCGCCATCGTGACTACGCCTCGAACTGCGTTCATGGATGTCCGGTTCCATCCGCACACCCCGGCCATGTTTGCAATCGGAACGTAGGTCACGCTCCCACCGCATATGGTGCACCGAGATTGCATCCACCAAATAAACCTGCGAATCATTTATCGCTCACTTTCTCACCGAGAGCATGCAAGGCGCATCCTCCGCTGGCGTCGGTAGTGACTTTACGCTCGACGCAACGGCGTTTGTTGCCTCGACCTCTCCATGATCGGCAGTTGCCACATCTTTCGGTCGCTTGGTCCCACGGGCGCCCGCGATTTCTCCTGGCCCTTAAAACTGCTAAGTCTGTCATCGAGATCGCGCCTCAGAAACAGGTGTCGCAAGTGCAGTGGGGCCGCTTGCCGCTCTCGCAGCGAGTGGACGCCTCGTGGTACGGCATGTTCGGATCGTCTCCCCATTCGTCGCAATAGGCGCATTCGCCTAGGGCTTTCCGCCGCCTCGGAAGGACGCCGGGCGCGTTGCTCGGATGCACCTTTGCCGCCTGATCAGCCATTCTCGCCTCCTCCTTTGATAGATGCTGCCATTAGGCGGCTTTCGCGTGGATTATTGCCGGGCGAGCCCATCGACGTTGAAATCCACGCCATGATTCGTCCGGCTCCCATTTCTGCTGGGATGGTGTCTCGGGGCGCCAGAGCATTGCCATCGGCGTAAGGCCAATCGAAATCATCTGCTGCAGACGCGCCTCGGCTGCCTCGAAAGTGTCTTTCGGGAATCCGATCAGTACATAGACCCGCAGCCGGTGCGACTCCCGGGTGAAGCCGGCCGCCAGCATTCGGCTCGCCGCGTACTCCAGGGTCTCGAATTTGTCGCCTGGGTCGTAGGCCCAGAACATCGCAGGGCGTGGTGTGAGGCTGGCGAGCAGGTCAACTTGGTAATCCTGAAGCGACAGTGCCTCTAAGCCGCCGGTGAACGCCACGCGGCCGGGCTGCTGCCGCAGCATGGCAAACACCGCCTCTACGTGGTCGCGCGGGCACGCCAGCAGGTTGTCATCGAGCACGTTCCAGCCCGGATGGATCGGGAGCGGGTTGGCGATCGGCCATTTCTTCCAGACGCCACAGAACCAGCAGCGGCGAGGGCAGCCCCGCGACGTGATTGTGTAGCCCGGCTTGATATAGCGGCCGGGGATGAACTCAAGGCTGTCATCACCGTAGGCCACGCCGCCAACCTTGACCGGCGCCACATGCCGCCACTGTTCCGCCAGGCGTTCAGCCTTGGGGATGTCGTAGGTGAACGTCACGGACACGTGGACCTGATCCGCCTGCGCGAATAGATCAGGGCGCCCGAAATACGCCAGGGCGTCATCGGGCGTCGCCTTGGTCTTTCGCGGAAAGACGCGGATCAGTCTCATTTGTAACTCCCGCACCCTGCCGGTGGCGCGCAGTACGGAAGCTCGGCATAGTGAGTCAGGCCACATATCTTTTGCCAACTATCCTTAAAGGTGATGAATCCGGCCTTGTCCTTGCTGTCGTCGACTTGAACAAGGCCCGCGATCCAGACGTGAGACATTTGGCCGTTGGCGTCCCGCGCGTCGATGTTGTTTGTGACGAGCACTTTGCGCTTGATCTCACCTTCGATGGGCTTCCACTGAGCGGAGCGCTTGCCGTGGCCGGTTTCCTTTTCCAGTTCGCCAAGCAGAATTTCTCCGATCCAAACCATCTCCTCGCCCATGGTGTTGGCTATGATGGCCCTGCGAAGCTTCCCAAGCGCATCTTCGTTCATTTTAGTCCCCTTGGTTGCTGATGTATAGAAAGATGCTCAATCAAGACTCTCTGACTCTCGGAACGCTAGCCTCGCGCGCTAATCGAAACCGATAGCATGGTCCGCTGCCGAAATGACCGTCGCTGCCGGTGCGGTCATGGTCTGGGTCGGGCGTAAAGATGCAGCCACCGTCGCCGCCGGCGTGGTCCTTGCGGAAGTCACCGCAGTCGCAGATGTCGTTCTGGTCAGTTGCCATTACTTGATCCTTTACAAGGTGTCGGCGCCAGTGGCTTTGGCCATCGCGGCTCGCATTTTTTGCTTGGTATTTTCGCAGACGCAATGCCCGTCTCCGAAATCGTCAATCGCTTGGTCGATGGCATCCAGTAAATCCGGTGCTGCCGCAATCAGGCGTGCATCGGCGGCAATAATCGCGGGATCGCCATTGCTTCCTGGCGTCGCCATAAAACAAACTCGGCTCTCCGTGTCCTTGTGAACGACGAGTACGGGTGTCTCATCGTCGCCATAATCTTCAACCGTCCACGGTCCTGGTGTGTAGTCGCTCATTTCCCGCCCGGTCCTTCCGTCTAACTCGTACATCTCACCGCCATCTAAGTTCGGCAGGGCGCGAGCAAAGGCCTTGGCCAAGGTGCGCCGCCGAGAAGCGGCCGCCTCATCCTCACCCCTCTGCATTCGCTTGATCAGCTTGGAGGTCTCCGGGTCTTGTGCCATTTTCATCACCTAAGTTACGGATGCCGCCTTCGGCTTCCTGATCTTGTCGACGCGCTTCTTATCGTCTGGCCCGAGGTTGTTGTAGAAGAGTTGGAACACGTCAGCTCCGCGCGAGGCTGCTTCGCGTGCCATGTCCTCGACAGAAAGAGGTCCGGCGCCATCCGCAGGGTTAGGCTGGGTTGCTGGGGCGGAGGGCGCCGGTTCTGTCGCCGCAGTAGCCGTGGTTGGCGGCGAAGCGGTGCCGCCCTTGGCCCAGCGGGCAAATCCAGCGCCCATCTCGGCCGACAACGGCTTTCCTTCCTCAATGAACGGCTTGAGGTAATTCGGAAGCTTGATGATGAAATCCTCGCCGATCTTCTGCGAATGCCACACAGGCACGCCATCGGCGCGCGGCGGCAGGATGCACGTCAGATCGAGCGTGTGGACGATTTCGAGCGGGGCGACTGGCTGCCATCCGATGTTGACCACGGTTTTCTTGCCGTTCACCGTATCCTGTTTGGTTTTCTCGCGCGCCCGGAACGTAAATATCAGCGGAACCTTGATCCGCAGTATCCCAGATATAAGCTTTTTGCGCTCCGCCTTTGGCTTGGCCCACGCGGCCCACTCGTTGCCACCCATCTTCGGCACCATTTCGTCGTGCCATTCAAGATAGGCCTCATGCTCGTCCGATGCGCTATCGACGATGATGGCGGCCGGGTTGAATGGCAGTTGCGCGTTGATGGCGTCGAGGAAATCGTTTGACCTCCCGTTGGTCAGTTCCACGATCTTGAACGGCACGATGTCGTTGTATTTTCGAGCTCGTCCGCCCTCCGTGTCGATAAGGTGAATATCTCCCCCGCGCACCGACTGGATGCCTTTTGCGAGCAGCAGACTCGATAGGCTCTTGCCGCCGCCCGGAGGGCCAATCATCCCAAGCAGCAACGGCTCCTCGCCGCGAACGGCTGGCTTGGCTTGGTATTGTGCGGGCGAGTTCATCAGTACGAAATCCTCGTATGCGGGATGGTTCCGCGAGCAATCTCTGTGACGACCAACTTCGCATCGTCCTCGCTGATTGCCGCCAATTTCCTAAGTGCCGCGACCACCTCGTTGTTGATCTTGGCGCGGTGTTTCTTGTCCGCCTCTCGGCGCGACGTTTCCGCCGCCTCTTGCGCCTGGATAGCGGCAACCCGTGCGCGCTCATCTTCGATGGATTGCAGGCGCTTGCGCTCGGCAGCCTCAGCGGCGGCCTGGGCGTCGTCACGAGACTTTTGCTCAGCGGCAATCCTATCTTGCTCCGCCTTGATAGCGCGCGCTTCCGCTGCGGCGCGCTCTTGGTCCAAACGCCGCTGCTCTGCCGCTGCACGTTCAGCGGCCTCATCCGCCTCACGCTTGGCCTTTGCCTCTGCTGCTAGGCGAGCGCGCTCGGCAGCCTCAGCGGCAATGCGCTCGTCTCGTTCGCGCTGCTCGCGTTCGGCCTGCTCACGACGGAGGCGTTCCAATTCGGCGCGTTCTGTCTCGCGCTTGACCGCCGATCCGTGCATTTTGGTCAGCGTCCCAAGGGCGGCTGTGAGTGCATCCTTGGCCCTTGCCCAAAACTCCTGCCAATCGCGCGCCGGAAGCTCAGAGAGATAAACAATACGCGATGCAAGTTCGTCGGATGACGGCTCTAGCACGGCAAAGGAAGCTGTGCGCTCGATCTCGGCGAGCGCCGCTTCGTGCGCGTCGATCCGCGCCTTATCAGCATTCTCCCAATCGGTCAGCGGTTTGCGGACCTCGTCCTTAAGGTCGTCAAGCTTTTGCCGAATTACCCGGCGCTCAGCGTCTATAGCGCCCGTCTTTGCCTTCAACTCGGACACGAGGTCTTTGCCCATATCGTCAAGAGCGGTCTTGGACCTAGCGACCTTGTACGCGAGCGAGGCGACGGCCGCGCGGCCTTGTGCCGTTGAGATGTCGGTCTTGATAGAGCGGACTTCCTTCGTGATCTTTTCCAAGATCGCGTCCACGCCGCCAGGAACAAATACGATTTCAGCGCTGATCGTTTCAATAACGGCCAAGTCGTTCGACAATTCAACCTCCCATCAAGTGATCAGCAGCAATTCGACGATCTTCGGCCGCCAACTCCCGCCCCAGCCACGCAGCCTCCTTGTACCCCGGGAACCCCGGCGTGATCGGGAACGGCGGGTAGCCTGGCCACTGACCGCTCGCCATGCACTGGCGCCAAATGCTGATGGCCATGTCCAAGGCTTTGCGCCCCATCGTGAGCCAGCGCTCGTCGAGCTCCACCGCCACGATCGCCCACGGCTCCCAATTTTCTTGAGCGACGAAGCGCCAACGGTGCCGGCCGGCGCTATCGGGGTGCAGGATGTCGAGTATTCGCTCCTGCATGGCAGCCTGCACGTGCCAACCTGCCGATTCGGCCGCGCGTCCGATCACATGCGGCGCTAAAGAGCCGCCAGAGGTCTTGAGATCGTAGCAGAGGGTCGGATCGATGTACCAGTCGATCATGCTACGGAGATACGTGTCGCCGTCCTTCGCGATGACCACCGTCTCGCCGTTGCCCTCCTTGAACGCATCGGTCCAGCCGATCGCGTCGAGCTGCACCCGCGCCGCCTTCGCCATCTGCTGCGCACGGTCGTAGTGCTTGGACAGGATCGGCGTGAGGCCGGCGAGATATGCCGCTGCCTTGAACGCCTGGGCGTCTTTCTTTTTCCAATCCTCAAAGTCCGCGAGCGCCAGTTCCTTGCCACGCCCGATCAGCAGTTTATGGGCGGCGTTGCCGATGGCCTGGGCCGCGACGTATTTCTCGGTCGGCTCGTCCTCCGCGCGTGGCGGCGCGAGACGCGGATGGGCGAGGCGCGCGTGGGCGGGCGACTCGTCCAGCAGTATCTTGGCGATGCTCTGGGTCAGACTTGGCTCGGGCGCCGGATCAGCGAAGTAGTCCGCCGATGGCACGTCGAAGTGGATACCGGGTTTGAGCGTCATCACCCGCAACCTCCCGGACCTTGCTTGGGGCGAACCGTGCGCGCAGCCTTAAGTTCCTTGAGGATTTTGCGCAACAGGTCGATCATGACGGCGGCTTGTTCGGGTGTCATTGCTGGCCACCCCAGCCGTCGATGCCGAATTTCTCCACGTCGGCCACATACTCGGACTGCAGGTCGGCATTGTTGCCGGTGACAATGGCATGCGTGCGCTCCGCCACCTCAAGCCGCCCCGTATTTCTGACCAGCCGCAATTTAGCGGCAGTCAAGTCCTGCGCGTAGCTGCGGCTGAATCGCAAGAAATCCATGGCGATGTCGTGAGCTAGCTTATCTGCCCAGTCAGGCCCGTAGAGTTCTGCGCGGTCTGCGGCGGCGTCCATGTGCGGGTCCTCTTGACTTTCTGCGTTTCTCGGTGGTACCAGCTATTGCATGTCTCAAGCATCGGCACAAGAGAAAAATGGTACCACACGACGCGGCCGGCCGAGAACTGGGCCAGGCGAGCAAATCCAAGTCCGCCTAAATGCACAACAGATCAAGAAGCTAGACCGGCTTTGCCGACTGCAAAAGATTTGTGGAACGAGAAGGTCTGTCACCCGTCCGGCCGCCCTGCGGTACCTCTTGGAGCAAGCATGACCCTCATCCTCATCATAGCCGCCGTCGCCGTGATCGCCTTCGGCTTCGTCCTGTGGCTCGGCTCTCTGTGCGACGAGCGGAACCAATGACCGACGCAAACCCCGATATGGTCCAAGGCTACATGGACGGCTACGACCTGACCGCGCCAGAGCCGTCCGCGAATCGGTCGCACAGTTACCGGCACGGCTTCATGGTCGGTCGCGCTGAAAAGGCCAACGGACAGCCCGCCGCACCATGGCACAAGCTGGCCGAATTAGCGGATGAGGCGATGGCCAAGGATGCTACGGCATGACCGCCCGAATCACCCCCCCACCGCCCAACGCCAAGCCCGGCACGCTCTCCGCCGCCGAGTACCGCGAGCTGGCGGGGAAGCCGGGACGGAGCAAGTACGGCGCCGAACCCGTTTTCGTCGAGGGCCGGCGATTCGCCAGCAAGGCCGAAGGCAAACGATTTTCCGAATTGCTCTTGCTGGAGCGCGGCGGCTACATCCGAAAGCTTGAGCTGCAGCCCGTCTACGAGTTCAAAATAGACGGCGTTACCGTGTTCAAATATGTGTCTGATTTCAGGTACATGGAGGGATGTACTGAGAAAGTGGAAGACGTTAAGGGGGTCAAAACCCCGGTTTATAGGCTCAAGAAGCGCCTGATCGAGGCGCAGTTCAATATTAAGATTATCGAAGTCGCATAGGTAATTGATTGGTAACACTTCCTAGAATCAAACAGCAAATTTTCGACTTCCTCAAGCGCGGGCCTCGAACCACAGACCAAATCAAGGCGCACATCTGGCAGATCCACCCGCAAGACGCTCCGTCGGATAAGTGCATATCGATGCACATCAGCCAAATGCGACGGATGCTCGCGGGCCAATACGAGATCGAATGCGAGTGGGGTGGCTCGCATCGCCGCGGCCAGCAGCCGTATGTTCTGCGACCGCTTGACCGCCCGCAGAGAGAGGCCTAAAAACGAAAAGCCGCCCGCGAGGTTTCGCAAGGCGGCTTAACGTTGATCGCGAAAACTGCTGTGGAGGCGGTCGCGACCGAGAGCAACGATGCTGATTTACAGTCTCATTGTGCCTTGGTCAAGCCCGCCACCGAAACCAGATCGGAGGCTGGGGACATTGCTTGTCAAAAAGACCTTGGATGCCACTCTACGTGGCCGATTATCGGGCCAAAACTGCCCACCTGAACGCCGCTCAGCACGGCGCCTACCTGCTTCTCATCATGCACTATTGGTCGACCGGATCGCTACCGGACGACGATAAATCTCTCGCCAGAATCGCAGCAATGACGATCGCAGAGTGGAGGCGATCGAGGCCGGTTGTGGAGGCATTTTTTGAGCCTGGATGGCGACATGAACGAGTTGACGAAGAACTAGCTAAGACCAAGAAACTAGAGGTGTTTTACGAAGGGCGAGCACGTATGGCGGCAAAGGCTCGCTGGGGTAACGGCCATGCTTGAAGCACAAAAAACGACATGCTTGAAGCAATGCTTGGCGATGCCATCGCGCGTGTGAGTCTGAGTGTGACTGTGAGTCTGATCTGGAAGTAAGAGGGAATCCGGAAAGAGAAGTAAGGTACTGAGATTCAGAGCATGATCACGCACGAACGATTGACTGAGGCACTGAATTACGACCCGGAGACGGGCCTGTGGACGTGGCTAATTCAGACCAGCAGGTCGCAGACTAAAATTGGCGACCGCGCGGGGTGCTGCGATCAAAGAGGCGAGATAGTCTGGATTAGAATCGATGGTAAAAATTATTCGGCGGGCAAGCTTGTTTATTTTTACATGACAAAGATGTGGCCGGATGGGCGCATTAGGAATACCGGAAATGATTGGACGATTTACAAATGGAGCGATTTGAAGATCGTCAAAAGGCCGCCCAAAAAGGGCACCAAGAGACCTCCCGCGGCAACCGAAGAGGAAAGGCTTCAGCGGCGGCGAGATAGCTTCAAGAAATGGTACGATAGGACTGGACCAAAACCGTGGACGCCCGAGCGCGGAAAAATGCTTGCTGTCATCGCGGCGCGGTATCGTAAGCGGCATCCTCACAAGGTTAAGGCTGAGAAAAATCTTAGAAGGTCGCGATTGATTGGAGCGGTCGGATTTCATACCGCTGATGATCTTAATCGGATTTTGAGGGATCAGCGCAACAAGTGCGCCTATTGTCGGGTCAACCTTACGGCAAAAAATAGACACGCCGACCATATCGTCGCGCTCGCGAGCGGCGGGTCAAACTCTGCTCGAAATATCCAATTTCTTTGCGCTCACTGCAATCAACGTAAAAGCGCCAAAGACCCGATAGATTTTTGTCGCGAGAGGGGAATGCTGCTGTGAAACGAGAACTCTGGCCCCACCAAGTCACCGCGCTTGAAGCGCTTCGTCAGTCGATCGGCCAAGGTGTGCGCCGAATTGTGTTGCAATCCCCAACAGGTTCCGGAAAAACTGGCCTTGCAGCTGCAATTATCGAGGGGTGTAGAAACAAAGGGAAGCGCGTTGCTTTTTGCGTTAATGCAGTTTCTCTCGTGTCCCAAACGGTGGAGATGTTTTGGAGTCAAGGAATCCGAGAAATTTCTGTTATTCAAGCTGCGCACGAACTCGAGGACTGGTCAAAACCTGTGCAAGTGTGCAGCATTCAGACTCTGCACCGGCGCAAAGCATATCCGAGGGCGGATGTTGTTATAATCGATGAAGTCCATTCGCTCCACGAAGAACATAAAAAATGGTTGTCGGACCCCGCGTGGGCGGCCGTCCCCTTCATTGGGCTATCAGCAACGCCATGGACCAGGGGGCTTGGCAAGTATTTCGATAGCCTGTTGGTCGCGGCAACAACGGCCGAGTTGATCGAGCAGGGCTACCTCTCGCCGTTCCGCGTGTTCGCGACCGGCCATCCCGATCTGTCGAAGGTCCGCACGGTTGCCGGTGACTACCACGAGGGCGAGCTGAGCGATGCGATGCAGCAGGGGGAATTGACGGCCGACATCGTTCGGACGTGGCAGGAAAAGTGGGGTAAGGCAAATACGCTGTGCTTTGGAGTGGATAAGGCGCACGCGAAGACGATCCAGGAGCGGTTTCATGCGGCGGGCGTGTCGTGCGGATACCAGGACGCGGACACGACGCCGGACGAGCGGCGCGACATCAAGAAGAAATTTCACAACGGGGAATACCGCGTCGTTTCAAATATTCAGACGTTGACGACGGGGGTGGATTGGGATTGCAGATGTTTGATATTAGCTCGCCCTACCAAATCAGAAATGTTGTACGTGCAGATCATCGGCCGCGCGCTGCGAACGGCACCGGGAAAGACCGAGGCGCTGATTCTCGATCATTCCGACACCACGATGAGATTGGGTTTCGTCACCGACATCCACCACGAGCACCTCGATACAGGCACGCCAGCGGACAAGGCTGCGGCACGAGAAGCGGAGAAATCAGCACCGCCGCTGCCGAAGGAATGCAAGTCGTGCGGCGTGCTCAAGCCGGCGCGCGTGCGGATTTGCCCCAACTGCGGCCAGGCGCCCAAGGCCGAATCGTCCGTGATCGAACGCGACGGAGAGCTGGTGGAAGTCACGGGCGGGGGCAAGAAACAACGCGCCAAGACGCGCAAGGCATCGGACTATAGCGCGCCGGAGCGGCAGGCATTTTTTGCGGAGTTGAAGGCGCATGTGGCTGAGCGCGGCTACAAGCCCGGATGGGCCTCGGTGCAGTTCAAGGAAAAGTTTGGCTCGTGGCCGCCGAAGGACTGGCAGAACGTACCGCCCGCCACGGCTATTTCAGCATCAACAAAATCCTGGGTGAAAAGCCGACAGATCGCTTACGCCATGGCGAAGAAGGCGACAGCCAACCATGCCGGATGACCGCCTCGTCGCGATCGAGACGTTGCTGCTCGCCATCAATTTCAGCGGGCCGCACGAGGTGTGTTTTTATCACCGCGAATCACTGCGCCGCCTTTACCGAGAGGACTGGTCGGCCTGGCTGCAGGTCCAGAACGAGTTGCGATACGCCGGGATGCCGTTGCACGAGATCATGGATGCGGTGGTCGACGAGCACCCGGGCGACTGCGCGTGCTGGCGCTGCATCTGGCGGCTGAAGGTCGAGATCATCCAAACGGGGCTGCTGTTTCACCACCAACCGGAAGGGCTGGACCATGCTGGACGACACGAGTGCGACGACGATCGATACACCGCAACGGAGTAAATGGGCTTTCGGCCAGAAGTGGACCGATGTTGATATCGAGCGCGTTCGCGGCTATTGGGCGGCTGGCAAATCAAAACGATGGATTGGGATCGAGATGGGCAAGTCGCGCGGGGCGATATCGGGGCTGGTAAACCGCCACCACATGGAAAGTCCCAACAGCATGAGCAACCGCCAGAAAGACCCGCCGTCGCGGACGAAGGCCAGGCGGATGTCGGGCGGTGCGCGCCGCGCCGCAGCGAAGGCCAAGAGCCGAGTGAACGGGCTGGCGGCCGATTCGGTCGTGGCCAATGTGATTCGCGAGCGGCCGGAGCTGCCAGCGCCGTCCGAGGTCGCGGTGAAGGCGTTCGGGGTGCCGTGCGGGCTGCTGGCGCTCGAGCACGGCCAGTGCAAGTGGATCACCAACGACCCTCGGTCGGCCGAGGGAGCGATGTTCTGCAATGCCCAGGCGGGCGCCGGTGAGCCGTGGTGTTCGGACCATGGTCGGGTAGCCTATAATCCCGGGGCCTATCGGTGGGCACGGTAGGGGCTTTGAGAGGCATCGTGGGAGTGTAAGCCATGGCTGACAGTTGCGCGACGTGCTCCTTCTCGCGGGTGGCCGACAACCAGGCGAACTTCAGCCCAGCCACCAATACCGTCATCAAGGGTCCGGTGCGGACGTGCCACGCCGGTCCTCCGCAACTGTTGCCGGTGGGCAACGCGGCGTGGCCGGTGGTTGGCGATGACGATTGGTGCGGTCAGTTCAAGGCGGTGGCGGCGCCTTAGTGCAGGCTGAGCGACAGGAGCTCGGTCTGGCGGGCCACGGCGAGCGCGAGGAGGAGGCAGGCGCCGTGTGACAGCCCGCACGGCAGGCAGGCGAGCTTCAGTAGGCGGTCACCGAATACCCGCTCGATCTCGAGGAGCGCCTCGGCATCGCTTTTGGTCTCGATACCCCGGTTGAAGGCGATCAGCTCGTCCTTCAGCGGATCCATGGCCGTCTTGGCGTCCTGGGTGAAGGTGATCGGGCTGTTCACCGTGCCTAGCCCCGACGCGGCAACCTCGGAAACGGCGCGGCGCATCTGGAAAGCCCACATGGTATCCACTTTCGTCTGAATGCTGCCCATCCACATCGAGGCCTTGATCGTATAAACCGCGAGGCTAAGGGCAGTTCCGGCCGAAAGTGTGCCGATCGCGATGGTAACCATGTCCGCCGGCATCCATGCCCCCTGTGACTTCCAAGCCACACGGTAACATGGGATAGGAATGAATTACTAGGCTTGCGTCATCATGGCGCAACAACATCGAAGGCGCGGGCGATCAGCAGCCCGCCGACGATCAGGGCCACGATGATGATCGAAAACATCGCGCCGCTGAGTTTTGGCGGCTGGTGGTGCGGCTGGTGGTGCGGCTGGTGGTGCGGCTGGTGCTGCCAAGGCAGTTTGCGCTTGGGAACCATGATCTGCGACAATTCCTGACCGGCCGCGACGGCGGCGATGAACACGAGAAACGGGATGACCCAATCGGGATCGAGGTCGTCCGGCGTCAATGCAGCAAGCTTGGATGGATTGAGCTTACCGAGCCGCCGCCCGCGAGCAGCGTAAGAGCGCCGATCAGGCATAAAATCAATACGATGCACCAGATTGCCAGCTCGATCTTGTCCGGGACCGGCACGAACAGCTTGACGATGTAAAGCGCCAGCCACACGATGCCGAGCAGCACGATAACGCCGATCAGCAGCCACAGGATTCCAATGGCGAGGGGGATCATGGCGGAAGCTCCAGTCGACTGTCGCGCCCGCGGCGCGGCGTAATCCGCACCCTCAACGAATGCGCGAGCGGTAAAGTTCCACAAGCATCAATAGTCACGCTCGTTCATGGGGATAAGGTCACCATCGGCGGCCGTGATCGTCAGATTGTGGTTGTCCAGCCGCACGCGCCATGTGCCCTCGCGCAATCCGGACTCGACGATCGTGCCGGGAAGGTTCGCGGTGCGGCCCGCGTAATGGTGCACGTAGAAAACGCGCTGATTCGGCTTGTAGTCCATGGCGCCCCCGCCACCCGCTAGTGCTTCAGGAAAAGGTCTCCCGCAAGCAATGCCAAGCTCGCCGCCGCAAGCAGGTAGGCCCAGCCGTCGCCTAGCCCCCTGCTGTGCCCCTCACCCTTGTCCAGGCGGGATTTGAGGTCGTTGATCTGCGCCTCGGTGTTGCGCCGCACCTCGAGCAGGAGCGTTTGCCCCTGTTCGATCAGTTTGGCGAAGTTGGTTTCGGTCTTGACGTTTGCCGCTGTGTTGCTCTCGTTCTGGGCGCCGGCGGCCTCCTTCTGCGCTTGAAGCGCAGCAGCGATGGCGGTCTTGTCGGCCAGAGACAGCTGTTCGGTGCGCTTGTCCCGCTCCGCAAATTGTATGGCGATACTGTTGAACTTCTCCTCATGGACCTCTTGGAGCTTTCCGACCTTTGCGTCCATCAGCGCAGGATAGCCATCGTTCATCTTCTGCAGGAGCTCGATCGCGCGGTCCATGCCAGTGATTCGCGTTTCAATGATCTCGCGCGTATTCGCGATCTCGCGCAGCAATTGCGCCGTTGTGAGCGCCGTTGGATCAGGGACCGGGACCAGCCCGCCGCCCGATACATAGCCCCTGGGCGCAGCTTCCGGCGTTTGACCAGCCAATGTCCAATCCCCCATGCCCATACGAGAAAGGCGCCCGCGACCGGGGCGCCCTCGTCATGTAGCACGGTAGCCGGGTGGGCGACTAGACGGGCATCGCCAGCAGCAGGATCGAGGACCAAGCGTACACCAGGAACGCCACGCCGGCGACGAGCGCAGTGCCGAGCACGATCGGAGCGAGGCGGGTCATGGCTCAAAAATCCTCTGGAGCGACTTGCTCAGCCTGTTTGCGAACCGCTTCAATGTGCTCAACGATGTCTAAGCCAACCACGCGATTGAATCCTGGATTGTGGATTTCATCGAGCGCCTTACCCAACGCCTTATGCATCAGCCTATAGGCTTCTAACTGATTTTCAGTCATTGTCGTGTCTCCTGTTGCCGTTGTCCGATACGCTCTTGTCTCACAACGGCGTGTGCGTGTCAACATGTGTTGTGGGGAAATGTGAGAAATATTATTGCGTATTCGGGTCCACACTGAGCCCGGCAGCCTTTGCGGCTTTGTAGGCATCACGGAGCGCGGCGAAGAGCGCGGGCAAATGCCGTTCGCTGAACGCGATCCCCTTCTTGGTCGGACGCATCTCGCCGTCCTTGCCCTCGAACCAAACGCGAAACGAAAGCATGTCGTAACCCTCATAGCTCGAGAGCGTCACGACAAACTGCTCGCCGTCGCGGTTCTTGTCCCAGCGGGCGATCTCAATCGGCTGGCGGATCTTCGCTACGCGCTCCGGTCGGTTCATTGCCGTTTTCCTTCGCTTTGTGCCGCCTATTCCATTCTGCTTTCGCTGATTCGGCTCGTGCCTTCTTTTTCAGATGTGACCCCTTGCGCCGCTCAAGTGGCAAACTGGCGTGCGCCATATGCATCGCCACGAAACTTTGCCGTTGCCTGACCCAATTTATGCCTTCGACGCGAAGCCACGCGTGAACGCGAGAGCGCGAAACGCCAGCAATCAGCGCGCCCTCATGCAGCGTGGCGAGCTGGCCGCGCCGGTAGAGAACAATCACGTAATCGCGCAACGAATTCGCAGGTGGACCGCGCAGACCCATTTGGTTTCAATAGCGACTACCTAAACAGGATGTCAATAGTTATGCAAACAAGGTGTCAACAGTTATCACGTTTTGCATGGTTACGGCTGAAACCATCGTTAAAATAGTTGATTAATATCAACTGCTTACAAAGTGCCTGTTGACAACTGAAATAAAAATATGGCTCCCTCGCGTGCGCGCACGGCCTCTTACTGTGCCTTTCAACACGCAATCCCGCAAAATGCTCCTTGCCGAACCGCTAAGGAGCGAAGAGCGACGCGGCATCAACCGCCTTGCTCAGGTGCCGGTGGATCGTTCGGCCTCGCCCGATTGCCAGCCTTCCGCTCCGGTTCAGCCTCAAGCTCAGCAGCCAACTCCAGCGCCACCGCAGCCCGCGACCGCAGATAGTCCGCCAGCACCGCTCGAGCCCACGGCGGGATAGGCCGACGCTCAGCCTGCCAGTGACGCACCGAGGCCCACGTGATCCGATGGCCAAGCACCGTCAGCAACCCGCGGATCGGGCCAGGGTAGGTGTGAACAGTCCAAGGAAACAGGCACCGGATGACCCGCGTGGCCAAGTCGCTACGAGGGACAGAGGCGGAGATTGGCACCAGACAGCGCTTTAAAGCCTGCGTGTGCAATCTCAGCGCAATGCCGGTGAGCTTGCGGGGCTCGGAGGTTTGCAACATATCCCTGATTTATCGGGCACTACGGGGCTCGGCAAGCCGTCCTGGAGGGTCGTTTTGATATGCTCTTACAAGAGCGTATTTCTGTGAGACGCTCATAGGTGTTGGTATTTGCTCAAAATGCCCGGTTTGCCTGCTGAAATGCAGCACCCAGAGCCGCACGCGAGGGTGCCAGGCGGACCCCCTCGGCGGCAGAGAGATTTTCGCACGGAACCGTTCGGTAACAGGTTTCCGCGACCTCGACGGCCCAATCGTCGGGTGATTCGTGGGGAGGTCTCTCTCCTGGCCCCCATTTCAAAAACCCCTTTCCTACGTCACAGATTGTGTTAGCTTACTGGAATGATCGCAGCACTGTTTGTTGAGACGGGCGGAATTTACTTTGGGCTTCCTGGGGTTGACCCATGGGATGAGGCGCGGGATGCGCGTCGGTATGGCGGCCCGTGGCCTGTGGTGGCGCACCCGCCTTGTGCACGGTAGCAGAAAGCGAAGAGGTTTCTAAAATGGCGCAAGCGCAAAATGAAATCTTAGAAATCAATCGCTCGGCTCTTGTGGAGGGATTGGTGGCTGAGTTGCTTCATTTCTTTTACGACGGGCGTTCAGGCGTTCCAAGCCTTCACGAATCGGAGGCACGTCTGATAGCTGCTGGAGGTATTCAGCGCGCCTTAGAGGCGGATTGTGATCCCACACAGTCCCCATCGCCAGCCTGAGGTAATTTTTTGCAGTTGTGCTGCGTTGGATAGTGGCATCTAGGTCACCGTCGCGGACGACGAAAATCCTATCGAAGTCCTGCTTAACTGATGCGCTCTCGATCCCGGGGAAGAATTCCAGTACGTGCATCAAGCTTTCGAGCGTATATTCCGGTTCGGAGATCAGCAAGGCGTCGGGCAATTCGTCGCTGTATCCCCACGTCCAATGGGCCATCTTGTCGCGCTCAGTCATCGCCGGCTTTAGGACCAGCGAAAACAGAAGAGAGAAAACCTCGAAATGCTCGGCTGTAACGGTAGCCTTAGCGGCCGATTTTATTAGCCGAATTTGCGCTGCTCTGTTCTCCACGCCGGAGTACATCGCGACAGCAGCCTTGCTTTCGATGGTCCGGCCTTTGGCGCAGGTTCGCCGGTCGTCAATCCTGGAGGTTGATTTTTGTTTGTGAGGACTTGTGAAGCCACATCCCCCATGCTATGCACCTCCGTTCCGCGGCGGCCTGTTGGTCACGCTGCCCCCCGGCGGGTTGGCTGGCGGGCTGCTGCGGGGCGCGGGAGGTTTCCGATGTGGTCGCTGTTCAATCGGTTTTTCGCGTGGGTAGCGGGGCTGGTTCAGCGGCGGGAGCGGGAGTGATGGGCGTGCCAAGCATTCAGTTGGTCGGCGGCCTCTGCCTGCTCGCCTTCTCGTGCTTTGCGGCATGGGTTATCGGCGTGAACCACCACGGCACGGCAGGCGCGTGTCCCGAGGGCTACGTGGGCGTATTCCGGTCGGACGGGCATCCTGCCTGTGCGGCGTATGTTGTGGAGCCACACAAATGAACCATCGAATGCAATTCAAGGAAGGCAGCGACGCCAGAAACCACGTCGTGGGCTGCGAATGTGGCTGGCGTTACTCGGGAACGTACCGAGCGATTCGCGATCGAGCGATGACGCACTCGGCGGTTTTTATGGACGAGGACCGCGCGTGGAATGACCCACGTCGGCGCGCTCAGATGCCCGGCAATCATGGAGATTGTCGATGACCCACCATCGCCTGTTCCACCAGGTTCACCGCGCCGCGGTGGTTGTCGCGCCGGCCGTGGCGGATTTGGCCCGTGTTGCCGACGACCTCGAGGCGCAGGCGAAGCGCATCCGGGCCGACATCGCGGCGCTGGGCGGTGGTCAGCCGGCCCCGCCTCCGCCACCACCTACTCACAAACCACCGGCCTGGCCGAGCTACACCGGGACCTCGCAGTTGGTGGGTACGTCGGCTTCCGCCGTGACGGTGTGGGTCGATCCAACGCTCGGCCAGTCCGGGATGCAAAATGCCAGCGCCTTGCTGGCGGATGCCGACCGGGTGGTGTCGGAGAACGAGGCAATCTTCGGGGCGCCGTCGAAGCCCGTCAACGTGATCATCTTTGCGCTGGGCGGTGCGACGGACGGGACCGGCGGCGCCGACCACATGGGCTGTGACTTCGCCACAGGGCAGAACATCGAGGTCTGCGCGGCGTTCGGCCAGTCGATGCGGTGCTCGGCGCTGTTCGAGGCCGAGCTGTCGGAATGCGCCATGGACGGCAATCTGTGTGGGTATTCGACCGGCGAGGCGCTGTCGCGCTGGTGCGCCAATGTGGTGGGCAAGAACGCACTCGCCGATTTTGCCACCGCGCCGGATTGGGCGCAGGGCGGAATGCCGAATTTCGTGGACACGACCGAGCCGAGCGACGGGGATCCGCTCTCGATCGGCTGCGGGATGGCGTTCATTTCGTGGCTGGTGAGCAAGGGGCAGACGCTCGCCGCGGTTGCCCAGAAGATGGTGGCGCTGGGCGATGCTGGGACGCTGGCGCAGGTTGCCGCCGAGCTCGCCTCCCCGCCGGCCGATCCTGCGACCATCTGGCCTGTGTTCGTGGCGGCCGTGCGCGCGCTGCCGGGCGGTGTGACAAACGACGACCCGTTCAACGTTGCTGCGTAATCAGCTATCCGCCCCGCGTTCACGCACTTCCCTGGGGGCGGGTCAACTGCGGTCGGAGACGGCCGCTTTTCTTTGAGGCCGATATGGGCGCGCGCGTCCCGCTGGATTCATTTCCCCTCGTGTGGTGCAGGACGGGGATGCGTAAGTATCGGCATCTAAGGCTTGAATACGAGCCTCAGACGTTATGTCAGAGAGTTACCGAGGACTTTATCAATCAGCCTAGCGAGCATCGTCCGGTCTGTCCGGAGTGTTCATCGACGGCACGGTATCTCAGCCGGCACAAGCCGGAGGGGCAGGTGGACACGCTCGCCTGCCTAGCCCGATGACCGCGACATGGCAACCGAATCCGTACTCGCCTGATGAAGTCGAGGGACTTGTGGACGATGACGGCAGCGTAATCGCCCTCGTCGAGGACTTCGGCTACGCCTGCTATCCATCGGCCATCAACGCTTCAACGGGGAATCGCGAACGCGGTGGGGCCTATTACGACCGCGTAGAGGCCCGTCTGTGGTGCGAGCGAGTGGCAGGTTTGCATCCGGCAAAGCCGGGCGACGGTCGTCCGCCGTTCTATTACAAAAGGTGATTCGTGACTGAGATTATCCGATCCCGACGCGGCTTCATCGCCGGACTTGGTGCGCTATTCATCGCCGCGCCAGCGATCGTGCGCGCGACCTCGATCATGCCGGTGAAGGCAATTTCGATCGAGGATTTGCTGCGTGACCGCATGGACGCGGCATACGAGGCTACTCGCCAAGCCATCAGCCAAAATCTCTATGGTGAATTGACGAAGATCACCCGAGAAGCCTTCCTGCCGGGGTTGCGCGCCAGCATTTACCGGCCGTCTCCGTGGATGCTCAAGCAATTGGTCGTGCCGATCGAGCCTTGACATTACCAAATCATCACATAGTCTAACAGTTCATTCTAGGGAGGACTTTGGGATGAAGGACGAGTACTTTTCCGGACTTACGGCGAGGTTCAAACTCGACAGCGTGGACAGCATCAACGCCACGATCACGCTGACGGCCTCCGTCGCGTTCTGGAAAGAGGCGTCCGAAAAGTTCAAGGACGTGGACGGATACGGTGCTTGGCAAATCAAGGCGGCGATCAAGGAATGCGTCCAGCAAGCCGAAAAACACTTTTACCATCGTGTCGAGGCGCCGCACGAATGACCGACATCACGACCACGCGCCAGCACGACCCCTCCGTCGTCGACTTCCTCCAGCGGCACGTCGAGTTTCAGAATCGCGTGAAGGAGCTGGAGGCGGAGAATATGCTGCTCGTGTCGGAACTCGACAAGGCGCACGAGAAGATCGCGCAGCAGGACCGCATCATCCGTCGCACCGCCGAGAGCCGCGACGTGTTCAAGTCGCGATGCGTGGCGATGGAAACCGAGATCAGCGGCATATCCACGCTCTGCCTGCGTGCGCTGCAGATGTCAAAACAAACCGACTGGCGCGACAACGGCGGCGAGGACGGGCTGCGCCGCATTCCGCGCGTTCCGCAATTACCCAGCAACGAGGTCAAAACGTGAGCAACGAAAAAGAACTCCGCACCGCATTCCTGTCGGTCACGATGCGGCCGAGCGACCGGGAGCGCGTCACGGCGGCGGCGCAGGCGGATGACCGGAGCGATTCGGCGTGGGCGGAGCGGTGCCTGTTGGCCGAGCTGGACCGACTGGACGCCGAGCGGAAGAAGAAAAAGAGCGCTTGACTTCTCACAGAAGTTAACATACACGTATTGACTCTCAGTGTTGAGCGAGCTGCGCCTCGGGTAGGAAAATGAAGACGTGTAGTAAATGCCGACAAGAAAAGCCGCTCGCGGACTTTAGGTCCGACAGCAGGCGAGCATCCGGAGTTGCTGCCTCTTGCAAGGAATGCAGTCAAGAATATTGCCGCCAATGGCGGTTGGATAATCCTGACGCGGAAACTACACGGGCGCCTAGAATTAGGCCGGGCCACAAAGAGCTCTCCGCGCGTTGGAGAAAAGATAATCCAGAGCGCCACCGGGCCAATGATCGATTGTGGCGGAAAGCTAATCCAGAGAAAGCTAGAGCGGTTAAAGCGGCGAGAAAGGCTCGTAAACTCGGCAATGGAGGGCGACATACTGGCGATCAGATAAAATTGATGCTGATATCTCAAAAATTAAAATGTCCTAATTGCCGTAAATCGATCAAACGACGATATCACGTTGATCATGTCGTTCCACTTTCTCTCGGGGGCTCTAACGACATTAGCAACATTCAATTGCTGTGCCCTTCATGCAATTTGGCGAAGCGGGCGAAGCCGCCAGAGGTGTGGGCGCGCGAGAATGGAAGACTTCTGTGAGTATCGGCGCCTCGCGATTTCTCAGGGGCTGGAGAAGACAACAATGGTCAACCATCCCAACAGAAAGCAAGTCGAGCGTGCGGTGTTGGTCACTACGGCGCATAAGGGCGTGTTCTTCGGATATGCGACCGCAACCGATGGCGCAACAATCAATCTTCGTGGCGCCCGCAATTGCATCTACTGGTCAGCCGACGTGAAGGGGTTCATAGGACTTGCCGCAACCGGACCAACCAGGAACTGCAAGATCGGGCCATCAGCCAATATCGAGTTGCGTGACATCACCTGCGTGGCCGAATGCTCTCCGGAAGCCATTACGGCGTGGGAAGGTGCCCCATGGAGTCGCTAATCCTGCGAGGCGATCAGCCGAGTTGGATTAGCTCCGGCTACGGCTACGGCTACGGCTCCGGCTACGGCGACGGCTCCGGCTACGGCGACGGCTACGGCTCCGGCTCCGGCTCCGGCTACGGCTCCGGCGACGGCTCCGGCTCCGGCTACGGCTCCGGCTACGGCTCCGAAGAATATTGGCTGGCCACGGTTGATGCGTTCGCATCTAAGTGGCCAGACACTTTTCGGGCGCGGCTTGCCGCGCTCAGAGATGCAGGAGCGACGATCGCCTTTTGGCGATCGAGCCCCGCAGGGCTCCCTTCCAACGGTGGCGGCAAGATCGAGCCGGCCGCTCCTGGTGTGGTCCATACCGCGCGAGGTCCTCTCAATCTTTGCAATAGCGGCACGCTTCACGCCACGCTGATCCCGACGAAATGGAAAGGCGATCGTTGGTGGATTGTTGCTCTAACCGGCGAAGTTGTCGGAGACGAAGAAAAGTACGGCGCTCTCACGCGCGAGATACTCGGGGAGTGCGTGTAATGATCCTCGCCTATGCCCGCGTTTCGACCGTAGAGCAGGCTGCCCAGGATCGCACCAGCATGGCGGATCAGGAGCAGCGATGTAAAGGTGCCGCCATGATGCGCGGCGCCGTCAACGACATGACGTTCTACCGCGACCCCGGCGTGTCCGGATCGGTGCCGCTGAACAAGCGTCCGGCCGGCGCGCAGATGCTCAAGGACGCCGCTCCCGGCGACATCATCGTGTCGGCAAAACTCGACCGCATGTTCCGTTCGAGCGAGGACGCGCTGCGCACCGTGCGCGAGCTACATGAGCGGAAGATAGGCGTGATTTTGACGGACATTTCGCCCGACCCGATCGCGGAAAATGGTGTGGGCAAGATGTTCTTTTCCGTGCTGGCTGCGATGGCGGAATTCGAGCGTTGGCGCATTGCCGAGCGCATGTCGGACGGCCGCCGCGGCAAGAAGGAAAAGGGCGGACACGCTGGCGGCTCGGCACCGTTCGGCTACCGCATCGTCGGCCACGGTCGCGAGGCCGTCCTTGTCCCCGACGATGACGAGCAACAAGCCGTGCAACTCATGAAGCGGATGAAGGACGACGGAAAGTCCTACTTCAGCATCATGACGGCGTTGAGCGAGCGCGGATTCCGGTCGCGCAAGGGGACGCAACTCGGGCCGGCGCAGATACTTCGCATCGTTCGTCGCGTGCCGCAACATCAGGCGGCCGAATAATGACCTTCAAAGTGATGTCCGAGCGCTGCAACCAGTGCCTCTACGGCTCCGACAAGATCGTAAGCAACGATCGTCGCAAAGAGTTGTTGCGAGAACTTGACGGCCGAGACAACTATTTCATCTGCCACAAGTCAACGATAGCTGGAGGCAAGGTATGCTGTCGCGGAGATTTCGATCAGCGTGGCGGAGGTAAGCTGGGCCGCATCGCTCAGTGGCTTGGGGTTGTTGAATTTGTTAATGATTCGGATTTGAAAAATGGCTGACCGTCGCGCCGCTCTGGAAATGTTCAACCACGGTGTCGCCGCCCGTGACGACAAGGAATTGCCGCAGCATTTGGAGCAAGCGTACTCGCTGTTCTCGTCGGCGTGCATAGTTGATCCGAGCTTTGCAATCGCACACTACAACACCGGGGTTGCCAACGGGGACATGGGCCTGGTCGCTGCGGCCGTTGCCAACTATCGCCGCATGTTGGAACTTCCGATCGGACCAGAGCAGGGCGACCTTGACCTCGAATACAAGGCCAAGGGCCTCTGCAACATGGGGCGCGAGTTGTACCGGATGGGGTACTTCGACGAGGCGCGGGCCGCGATCGAGGAAGCTCTGTCGATCGATCCTTTGTCCCCGCAATCACTCTGCACGCTCTCCATGATCCAGTCCATCGAGGGCGACGAGGTTGGCGCCATCGCGTCCGCACTCACGGCGTTCAAGCTTGGTCCGGAACTGGCAGCGATCGAGGTGCAGCTGGCGTTCGCGCTCATGATGGCTGGGCGGTATGCGGATGGTCTGAGACATTTCGAGCGACGGTTTGAATACCGGCTCAAGAATTTCCTGAACTATCCGTATCCGAAATGGACAGGTGAGGATGGAAAGACGCTGTTCCTGGTGGCAGATCAGGGTATCGGGGATACTCTGTCATTCTCTAGGTTTGTGCCATCCGCTGCGGCGCGGTGCAAGTTCATCCACATGGCGGTTCAGCCGGAACTCGCCCGCCTGTTCCGCGCGTCGTTCCAGAAGTTGACCAACATCAACATCGTGCCGACGCCGCCGAACGGGTTCCCGGCCGCCGACTGCTGGTCAACGTTCGTGGGGTTGCCGACCGCGCTCGGGCTGACCAATCAGGAGATCAAGGATGCGCCTAATATCGAGGTTCCTCCGTTTCATATCGGGACGAAATGGAAAGCACCAGGCTGCCGTCTACACATTGGCGTGGCATGGGCAGGGTCGCCAGCGAACGATATTGACGGCCATCGGTCCTTTGGGGTTACGCAGCTGCTCGAGCTGTATCGCGTTCCGGGTGTGCAACTCTACAGCCTACAGGTCGGTCCACGCGCCAAAGACCTCCACGACTCGGGCTGCGCGGCGCTGATCTGGGACCTCGCCCCGCAAATACGAGACGTGTCCGATACCGTCGCCATCATCCGCGAACTTGATCTGGTCATCACGTGCGAGAGCGCCCTGGGCCACATCGCCGGCATGATGGGAAAAGAGACGTGGGTCGCGTACTCGTACCGAGGCCGAGACTACCGTCTGGGCGATGGCACCCGCCCCGTTCTCTGGAATCCCAACCACCGCGTTTTCATGCAGGGCAAGGACTGCGCGTGGAAACAGGTATTCGACGCAATGGTCGATGAACTGCGGCAACGGATGTTCCCGTTCATGTGGAGGGCGGCGGAATGAGATTTAAGACCACCCTGGATGTTGCGATATTTTTTTTGGGAATTTTCGCAGTCTCTCTGGGTTTGTCGCGTGGTTTTCTGGACTTTTCCCTAATTTTTGGGGGGCTAACGATTTTATCGTTTGCTGTATGTGAGACTCCTCATGAAGAAAGATTAGACACATGACTGACATCTCCACTACTCTGACCGGCGACGAGTCCACGGTGCTGCAGATCGCGGCTCAGCAGGGAACGATCGGCGCGATTGGACGATGGGAGGTGCCGGTCAAGTCGCTCGTGAAGCGCGGGTTGCTCCATGACATGACGGGTGACTTCTTCAACTGCCAAATCACCGAGGCTGGCAAGTCGGCCAGTGCCGAATCGGAGGCGGAGTTGAATCGCGCGTTGGGTCGAATGCGAAAGACGCAAGAGTCCATTCAGGAGATGGCCGAGCAATGTGCGCAAGTTCTGGTGAAAATAGCGCGAATGTCGCATGAGGCGACCGGAACTGCATCCGCCGATGCTGCGATAAAATGGAGCGGAGTCATTCTAGACCGTGCCAAGGAATTGCTGCGATGAACTGGCGCATCATCATCTGCTGGATATTCGGGCACGAGTTCGACCGGAGATATCCCGACTGCTATCGATGTGGGAAGACGAAATGACCGACAACACCATTGCGCTTGCGGTCAAGCCGAAGGTTGGGGATGAAATCCGGTCGCAGACGGTGCGAATTCTGCGTGACGCCCTGGCTCAGGCTGAAAGCGGGGAAGTCGTGGCGGCCCTTGTCGTCCTCAAATATCAATGCGGTACGTGGACGGACGAGCGCAGTGGTGTGATGGACTTTCCAGATGCTATCGGCCGCATAGAGATCATAAAGCAAAACTGGATCAGGGACTATCTGGACGGCAAGCCATGATCTCGTGGAAAGACGTTCACAGTGAAATGGTGGAGCGCATAGGATACTCCGCCTACGATCAGGAATTGCACGTCAAATGGCGCCGCACCGGACGGGTTTCAATCTACGAAGGCGTGCCGCCCGACGTGGCCAACCAGGCGATGACGGCATGGTCGGTGGGCGAGTATTTGAACGAGAACGTGAAGCCGGTTTACGGACATAGATACGAGAAGTGACATGCCGTTTATCACCGTCCGATATTCCTGCCCGGCGTGCGGCATCCGAAAGCGAGAGGTTGAAGTGCAGGCGCGTGAATCGGAAGACGTAATTGAGTGGATGGAGAAGGTGTGCATCATCGCATTGGGGAATGATCACGCTTCAGTATCTCCGCATTGTCATCCGGAAGAACTGAAGGATGTTATGATCCCAATCCATGGGTCTGATAAAATTGGCGGGGTGATCCACCAATGACCCCGCGCATCCTCATATACGGTGGCACGTTTGTGGACACAGAGGAAAACCGCGAGATGGTTAAACTCTGGTCTAAAGTAGTGCGCGGTCTCAATCGCGACTGCGATGTGCTCGTGATCGACTCGCGCAGCCCGTTCGACCCGCGCGTGTTTCTCGTCGGGGAGGTGGAGGTTGTCGGGTTCGAGAAGAACGTCGGGCACCTCTGCCGGGGCGGTCAGGATGGGGCTGGCAGGACGTTCACCGAGGGAATGTTGATCGCGGCTGAACGTGGCTACGACTACTGCGTCCATTGGGAAACCGATTTGTTGTTCGCCCGCCACATCCGACCGATCGTCGAGAAGATGGCACGCACCGGGGTCAAGGTCGCGGCACTCCCACAGAAATACTACCAGTTCCTCGAATGGGGTATCTCTTTCTACAACGTGCGGCATATGATCGAATCTAGATTCGTCGAGCGCTATTGCTGGCAGACCGCGCCGACGTGGCCTATCCCTGAAATACGGATCGAGCAGTTGGTACAGGACGACTTGTTCTTGCTGCCGTATCGCGGGATGCGCAACGACATGAACGAGGCGAATGTGGAAAATCTGGCGGGGCTCTATCCATACATGCCACCGGACTACATCACGCGCGCCACGTTGCCGCTATGCCATGAATTCCTGCGGCTCAACGGGCTGCAAGTCAACGATGCGAGGGCGGCGTAAACTTCAGTAGAGACTTGGCGATAGCAAATCAGTAGGGTGCGGCGAACATGATGTCCTCGCTCAATCTCAAGCTCTATCAGAGCGCCATGGCGGACGCGAAGATCATCATGGGTAAGGACCATCATCGCGGGCGGGGCGAGCGAGGTCCTATTTCATGGCGAGCTGACGACGACCCGCTTGCATGGTGGTGTCTGACCGAGCTTTTGGTGTCCTATGCTCAAGGAAGAAAGTCATGACGGATCGGGAACTACAGGTCATGCGGCACGCTCTGGGGCTCCATATTTCCGATGTGGCATACCGGAACCATTACGTTGCCGGCGCCGACGACATTCCGCTATGGGACGCCTTGGTTGATCGCGGTCTCGCGGAGCGGGGGCACCCTACGCCGGGATGGAGGGTTTACAGCGTCACCGACGCGGGGCGTGCGGCACTGTCCGAGCAAACAAACAAAAGGACATCCTAATCACTTTTTGTTACAGACAACTCCGAGCAAACGGCGGCAACCAATCCGAAAAGTCCAATGAAAATTCCCCAACTCGAAAAGTTGTAAAAGTCGATTTGGTATAATGCGTCATCTTCAATGGAGGATGACATGGAAAACGACACGATGAAATCAGTCCGAAAGTACTTCACCGTTGAGACAGCTCCGCGCCAGACCGACAAGTGGCTTATCGAGTGCCCGAAGTGTGGAGACATGTGGCACTTGAAGAAAGACAACAATCATCCTGGCAATGTCCTACACTTACTGAACCATGCCAGGGAACACGACTAAATGTCACGCCGCGCTCGGAGGCGGGCGCGGCGTCCACTCTCATCACAGGACCGCAAACAAATGACCAAAATCATGGTGACGGGCGGCGGCTCTCTCTGCGGGCAGGGCATCATCAAGTCGCTGCGGATGGGGCCGCGCGTGCATATCGTCGCGGTCGATCCCGATCCGGACAATGCTGTCGGGTGCCATTGGGCGGACAGCGCGCATCCGGTGCCGCTGGCGAGCGCGGACGACTATCTGGACGCAATCATTGAGACGATCGAGCACGAGAAGCCGGATATCGTGATGATCGGGACTGACGTGGAATTGCCGGTTCTGGCAAAATATCGCAATGACATAGAGATTGATCATGGATCGAAAGTGTTGGTCAGTTCGCCCGAAGTCATCGCCATTGCCGATGACAAGTACCGGACCTACGAGTTCATGCGGGATGCGGGGTTTTTCCCACCTAAAACATCGTATTTTGTGCATGAAGCACAGAACGATACGTTGGTCGTTAAACCTCGTATCGGAGGTAGGTCAAGAGGTGTATCTGTCGTCACCTCAACTGAGCAACTAATAAGAGAAATGCAAGCTGATGGAATGATCCATCAGGAATACATCGACGGCCCCGAATACACGGCCGGTGCCGTCTACTTCGGCGGCGAAGTCGCCACCATTGTCATGCGCCGCGAGCTGCGCGACGGCAACACGTATCGCGCCTACGTCGAGGAATTCCCCGAGCTGAACGCCAAGGTGCGCGAATGGACGCTGGCGCTCAAGCCGTGGGGGCCAGTCAACTTTCAGTTTCGCGTTGACGCCAAGGGCGAGCCGCGATGCTTCGAGATCAACGCGCGGTTCTCTGGAACCACTCCTATGCGGGCGATGGCGGGATTCAATGAGGTCCGTATGTGCGTAGACTTTCTGTTGCACGGTCGTCCGATCACCAAGCCGCATATCAAGCCGATGAAAATCCTGCGGTATTGGAGCGAATTGGCGGTGACAAAATGAAAGAAGATCGGGAACCTCCTTTCAAATACACTTGCTCACTCTCCGAGTTCCAGGCCGGGATGCCGAGCGACGAGTATATCCGCCGATACGAGGCGTGGCATTTCGGGTTAACAATTGACCAATACCGCAATGCGATTGCGTCTGGTCAAATGTTGTTCGTCATGGTTCGACCATGATCCCGCCGATCGCGATCGAGAACGAGGTACGTTTGGTGATCGATTTTCTGCTGGTGTGGGCGGTCGTCGCCGGGCCTATCGCAGTCCTCTTTTGTGTCTGGGTCAAACGGAAAAAGCTATGAGAATTGCTCTCACCGGCTCAAATGGATTCATCGGCAGCCATGTCCACGTCGCGGCGCTGGCGGCTGGACACCATGTCATACCGATCCGGCGCGTGTATGCAGACAGTCCTGACTTCTTTCGATTATTCAAAGATTGCAAAGTCGTCTGCCACCTCGCCGCGTACATCCCCATCCTGATGGCCGACATGCACCCGGAGACGTTCCGGGAGTGCTTCGAGGGCAACGTCCTATTCACGACCAAGGTGCTGCGGGCCGCCGAGCTTGCCGGGGTGCGCCGATTCGTAAATTTCGGCAGTGGCAACGCCTACGCCATGCGGCAGGATTTCCCCGACGAATCGGCCCCGCTCTACCCGACCAGCCGCGGCACACCCTACCTTGCCAGCAAGGTGGCCCAGGAGACCGTTGTGGCGGGCTGGAGGGGGCTGGAGAGCTGCACCCTGCGCCTGTCGTCCGTCTATGGCCCAGGCCTATCCAAGGGCCTCCTGCCGAGCCTCGTGCGCCGGATGTTGCGGGGTGACATGATCGTGCTCGAGAACGGCGGGGCCTACGGGGCGGATTATGTCAGCGTCCATGACGTGGTTCAGGCGACCCTCGCGGCCTGCGAATCACACGTCACCGGGCCGGTGAACATCGGCTCTGGGTCGCGAACCACAATCGGCCAGGTCATGGACCTGCTGCTCCAGGCCGACCTAGGCACGGCTCAGGTGATCATCAAGCACGGCGATCATCCGCGATACTGCGGCTTCCCCGCTCTCAACATCAACAAGGCCCGTGCCGAGTTCAATTTCCGCCCGCGTTCCATCAAGGACGGCCTGCCGGAGTACGTCGCATGGCTGCGCCAGAACGGAGACACAGATGCTCGACAAAACCCTGCCCATCCTCCCGATCGTGCGGCCGACGTTCCCGCCTCTGGAAACGATAGCGGATAGGTTCGCGGAATGTTTGGCCACGGGTCAAGTTACGAATGGCGGTAAATACGTCGAGGAATTTGAGGCGGTGCTGACCGAATATCTCGGCGTGCCCACGATTTGCTTTTCCTCCGGCATGGCGGCGCTGGTTGCGATGCTGATGGCGGAAGGTGTGAACGGTTGGGATGTAATCGTGCCGAGTCTGACCTTCTGCGCCACTCCGCACGCGGTCAAGCTGGCCGGCGGGCACCCGATCTTCTCGGACATAAACGAGGAAACGCTGACGCTTGATCCGTTCGACGCGGAACGCAAGCTCACGCGACGGACCAAGGCGATTCTCGGCGTGGACGTGTATGGGCTGGTCTGCGACCCGATGCTGTCCAACGTCGCAAACCGTAACCGCGTTGACCTGATGTTCGACAGCGCGCCGGCGTTCGGGGCGTTCCCGCCGCGACCTGACCGGCCCAAAATATACAGTTTCCATGCGACAAAACCATTTAGCGTTATGGAAGGCGGGTGCCTGTGCTCGCCCGAGAAGTCGTTCATCGCCACGGCGCGCAAGATCAGGAATTTCGGACTGTCGGGCGAACTCGGATTCAACGGCAAGATGACCGAGGTTGCCGCGCTCATCGGCATGGAAAGCCTCCGCGCGTTCCCGACGCACATAGCCAATCGATCGCGCGCCGCCATGTGTCTCAGCGATCAACTGCGTGGCATATCAGGTGTCAGATGGGTTGATCCTCCACCGAACCAAGCGCCGAGCTGGTGCTACTTCCCGCTCCTTATCGACAAGACCGCATTCGGAATGACGCGCGACCGTCTCGTGGAGATGCTGAAACTGCGCGGGATTGAGACGCGCGTCTACTATCCGGCAATGCATCTCGATCCGATCTACTGGCCGAACCAGAAGGTCAAACTTCCGGTGACCTTGCGCGTGGCCAGTCAGGTGATCGCGATCGGGATTTACAACGACCATACGCCGGCCGAGTGCGAACGGGTCGCGACGGCCATCCGCGAGATCCAAGGGAGCGCACGATGAGATTTTGGTTCGATACCGAGTTCTACGAGGATGGCAGCACCATTCAGTTGATCTCAATCGGTGTTGTCTCCGAGGACGGACGGACATATTACGCGGAAACTCCAGAGTCCCGGAGGTTGGCGCGGTCAACGCAGTGGCTTGCAACCAACGTCGCTCCGCACCTTACGATAGACAGTAGGCATATTTACGAGCGATGGGCTATTGTGAGCGCTTTGATTGAATTTATGGGCGAGAAGCCTGAGGTTTGGGCCTATTACGCCGATTACGATTGGGTGGCACTCTGCCAGCTATTCGGGACCATGATGGAGCTACCGAATGGATGGCCAAAATACTGCCGGGACGTAAAGCAGTGGTGCGATGCCCTTGGAAACCCGATGCTTCCAGAGCAGACAACGAAAGAGCACAACGCCCTGATGGATGCGCAGTGGACCAAGGTGGCGTGGGAGTTTTTGCACGGTCTTTCGGTGCAGACATGAGAATACTTTTAGCCGGCTGTGGCGGGTATTTAGGTATTCCATTGGCGGAGGCTCTTGCCGCGCGGGGCCATCACGTCACCGGCTTCGACCGTTTCTTTTTCGGCAAATACCCCAAGGATGGGCCAAATCTGTCGACTATCCGAGGTGACATCCGCAGTGTTCATCTGGACTTTCTCCGCTTCGAATCGGGTCCGGTTTTCGACGCCGTGGTCGACCTCTGTGGCCTATCGAACGACCTTTCCGCAGAAATCGACCCCGAGCTGACCCGCAGCATCAACATCGAGGGCGGCAAGCGGCTGGCGACGTTGGCTAAGGCTGCTGGGTGCCGCCGATATGTCTACTCGAGTTCGGCCAGCGTGTACGGAGCCGGTGACCGGCCGAACCTCACCGAGGCCGACGCCTGCAAGCCCCTCACGCTGTACGCCCGCAGCAAGGTTGAGGTGGAGGACCATCTGCGGTCCATCGCGGAGGATGGGTTCGAGCCGGTCATCCTCCGCAACGCCACGGTGTTCGGGGTGGCGCCGCGGATGCGGTTCGACCTCGCAATAAATATCATGACTTTGCGGGCTTGGCGCGACGGCGTGATCTACGTGATGGGCGGTGGGGAGCAGTGGCGCCCCTTCATTCACGTTGATGATGTGGTGCGAGCGTTCGTGTGGGCCGTGGAGTCCGACAGCGTGGCCGGGGAGACGTTCAACGTCGGGACGAGCAACCACACGATCGCGGACGTGGCGAAGAAGGTCGCTCATGAGTTCCCGATGGCGAGGGTCATGCCGATACCGGATGATCCAGACAAGCGGAGCTATTCGTGCTCATATCGGAAAATATCCGAGACAATTGACGACGGTTGTCTGCTAAAATCGGTGACCACTTCCGATGAAATCACTCGCATGTCCAAGATGCTGCGCGACGGCACGCTGAAGGATGATCCGACGTGCTATACGCTCAAATACTACCTCAGCCTCATCGAGTGGGAAAACAGGCTGAACGACATCCGACTTGACGGGAGGATACTATGAAGCCAATCCCGATCAGCGCAGCCAAGTTGGTGGCTGACAAATATGGTTACGACCAAGTCGTGATCATTGCGCGCAAGGTCGACCGGCCAGCGGGAGTTGGCGAGACAGCCAAACAGGCGATAAAAGGCGGTGAGCACTGTACGACCTACGGCATTGACAAGGCGAATTGCGAGGTAGCCGCTCGTATCGGGAATTTCTTCAAGCACAAGCTCATGGGATGGCCGGAATGACCGACGAAACCCCACAGGCCAAAATCTTCCGCCGCATGGCCGCGCGCTTGGACCACAACGCAGATGCCGTGTTCGCCGGGGCGGCGGTGATCGTCCCGCCGGCAGAGGGGGGAGAGGCGGTGGAAATTTTGATCCTGGATAGCTCCCTGTCAGCCGTGCAGTTTTGGGGCAATCTGAGCGCTAAATGCAAGATTGCGCTGGATGAATTGGAGAACAAGGCTCGCAATACGCAGGCTTTCGGACGCCGCCAATAGGTGGTAAACGGACGGTATGTCCGGCTGGAACCCCGCCAAAGTCTCCGAATTTCGATCGGCATTCCTTGAGTTCGCCAACCATGTATCGATCAACTCGAAGGAGTTGGGGCCGATCATTCTTGGCGAGCACATTTACACGGCGCAGCGCCTCTTGCTGGACGGGATTTGCGGAGCACTCGCCGCCGACATCCACGACATCAAGGCCGGCAAGAGCCGCCAGCTCGGCGTATCGACGTTCTCCCGCGCTCTGACGACGTTCTGGGCCGGGATGCACGACGGTCTGCGCGGCTACATGGTTTTCGATACCGACGGCCACAAGGAAGAGGCGCGGATCGAGCTCCTGGGCATGATCGAAGGGCTGCCGCGCAAGCTTGGATTTCCGAAGATCAAGCGCCAGAACCGCACCCTCGTCGAACTCAGCAACAGCACCATCATCAACTTCGCAGCGGCCGGTGTCCGCGAAGGCAAGGGGTCCGGCACTCTTGGGCGATCGAGCGGCATCAACTTCGTCCACGCCTCGGAAATTTGCTCGTGGGCGGCCGGTGAACAGATCGAGGCGTTCCGCAACGCTCTGGCCGAGGATTTCGAGAATCGCCTGTATCTGTGGGAATCGACCGCCCGAGGCTTCAATCTTTGGTACGATATTTATCAGGAAGCAAAGAAAGACGACGCGCATCAACGGTGCGTGTTCATCGGATGGTGGGCGAAGGACAATCAGCGAATATCGGTCAACCATCCGGACTACGAGCGGTACGGTGTGCAGCCTCCGACCGACAAGGAATTGCATCGCATAAAGGAGGTCCGCGAGCTTTACGGTTGGCAGATCACCGACGAGCAGCTGGCGTGGATACGCAGAAAGATGGACCCGACCGCCACGGCGGAGGGTGATTCTCCGGCCGAGTACGACGGCGGGGTCATGCGGCTTCAGGAGCAGCCGTGGACCGAAGAGGATATGTGGCAGGTTACGGGCTCTCAGTTTTTCCAGGCTGAGACGCTGACCGATCAGGCCAACAAGAACGTCGTCAAGTCGAAATCGTCACACATGTTCGGCTGCGGCATGGAGTTTGTCGACACGAAGGTTTACCCGGCCCCGAATACGCGCCTGACGGAGCTGAGAGTGTGGGAGGAGCCGGAGCCACGCGATGCGGTCTATGTGGTCGCCGCCGATCCTGCGTTCGGAATGAACGAGGACAACGACCGATCGGCAATTCAGGTCACGCGCTGCTACGCTGATGGCATCGACCAAGTGGCCGAATATGCGTGGCCGCTGATTTCGACCCGGCAATTCGCATGGGTCATTCTTGCCCTCGCCGGATGGTACTCGGGGACATCGAACGAGGTGTATTTGATTATCGAATTGAACGGACCAGGAGCGGCGGTGTGGGACGAGATCGTGTATCTCAAGACGCACCTTCCGTCTGGATATCAGCAGAAGGAACTCGATGCAGTTGGGCTTCGTGACGTGATGAAAAACGTCCGGTCGTACATCTATAGCCGACCCGATTCGATGAGCACTGGCAAAGCATGGATGTGGAAATGTCTTTCGGTTTACGAAAAACTTCCGACTCCGTTCGGGTGGACGACGATGGGAGATGTGATGCCGGACGACATACTGATCGATGACCAAGGGAATGAATGTTCGGTAGTTTTCACATCAGAGGTAAAAATAGGAAACACGTGCTATCGAGTGACATTCGACGATAAAACGTCGATTGTCGCTGATGCAGAGCACCTGTGGCCGGTGTCAAGACAAATCAGAAAAACCGGTAAATACATTGATGAGCTTGTGACCACTGAATCTCTTGATCCATTGAAACACCGCATTGCAGTGGCCAAGCCGATAATTCTTGGAGAAGCGAATCTCCTCATTGATCCGTATGTTCTGGGAGTGTGGCTTGGAGACGGAGCCTCTGTCAGCGGAAAAATACATTGTGGTATAAATGACGCGGAGGAAATCTCCGGGTTGTTGATGGAGTGTGGCCGAGAAGTGGGGAGACCAACACCAGAGAAGAAAAATAATCGCGTAGTCTATATGAGAGTTGTTGGGTTGACGACAGAAATCAGATCAATTGGGGTGTTCGGAAATAAGCATATCCCAAGTCAGTATCTAAGGGCATCAAAAGAGCAAAGGCTGTCTCTGCTGCAAGGTCTTATGGATACCGATGGCAATGTCAACAAGTCCGGTAGGCACGGACGACAGTGCTACTTCACTACATCGTCGCCAAAGATGGCGGCCGGATTTGCAGAGCTTCTGAGGTCTCTCGGATTCAAATCTAAGCACACAATTAGGAATAGAACTGTTCGGTATAAGGGGCGCGATGTTGTGTGCGCCCCTGCGTGGCAGTTCTTTTTCATGTCCTATAAGGGCATGCCGGTGTTTAGGTTGGAAAGAAAGCGGTCTAGGTGCGATGGGGGGGCGACCAGAGAGAGGGTTTCAAAAACTCACAGGATTGTTTCGGTTGACAAAATAGATAGCGTTCCTGTCCGTTGCATACAGGTGGATAGCCCGTCTAGCCTATATCTTGCTGGAGAGGGAATGATCCCGACCCATAACACCAACGCTGGTGCTGGCCCATCCGGAAAGGTCCGCCTGATGGAGCGCCTGCGTGATTTCGTGTCGAACGGGATGCTGCGAATCAGGTCTCTTGAAACGCTCGGGGAAATGAAGTCGGTCACCCGGGAGGGCGACAATATCGAGACTCGGGGCCGCCGGAAGGACGATAGGGTCGTCTCCCTCGCCCTCGCCGTTCGATGCTGGGAGGAGCGGGTCCGTCGCGCCATGGCGGTCAACAAGCGCACCAGGGAGGCCGAGAAGGCCAAAAAAAGCATGTCCATTGTTGACATGGCATCGCTATATTCCAAGAACCAACTCGAATCGTTCTTTTCCGAGAAGCGGCGCACGCGGTTTCAGGCTCAATCCCTGATTCGCCGCGCCTCATGGAGGAATCGCTGATGCAAAAGGATCATGATTGGATCGAGGTAGGTCAGCGCCGATGGTGCATGACCTGCGATTCGTTTCAGATGAAAACCAATCCCAGCGGCGATTGGAAGGGATGGGCCGGCGCGTTCTGCCCTAGAACAACGTCATATGCCCAGAAATGCGATGGCGGTGCTTACGACCCTCCGCAAACCGTTGGAGCAAAGTAATGGCCCGATACCGCGCGGTTTGCCCAGGGTGTGGCGGTCGTTTCCCGGTCGATCCCATCAAGGGATTGCCCAAGGTCTGTGGACTTGGGTGCGGCTATAGGGTGGCGAGCGATCGGGCAGATGACGATATAGTCATGCCGTCGATCTCCAAATGCCGCGCCGCCACGGACGGCGTGTACCGCGCCATGGAGGAAGGATCGATCCACCGCGCCCAGATGGCCCGCGAGATGGGCGTGGATGGAGCCGAATCACTCAAGATCACGAACATGCGCGACAACGTTCGGGTCGGAGAGAATTCCGTTGTCCCGCTGCCACCCAACCCGGTGAGCCAGAGGATGCAGCAGATGCAGGCCCAGGGGTTGCCGGTGGGGTTTGGCAACAACGGCGTGGCGCTATCAGCGGGCACGGCTGAGGGTCCTGAGCCCAACGCTGGCGCGCGGTTGCAGCACATGATACGGTCCACCCACAG